ACGGCGTGGAGCCCACCCATCGAAGTCTATCGTGAGATGTGTGCTCAGGGCTTTGAACTAGAAGCTACCTACTACGAACCCGGTATGTGTTTTGTAGGTCGCGTCACAGGCGATCCTAGCTTTTTTGACGACGACTACACAGAGTATGGGGGCGCCACCGCAGACACCGTGCGCGACATCATTGGAGCAGAATTGGACGATGAATGGGGTATCAGCGAACAGATGGCTGAATGGGAAGACGAGAATCTAGATGAAGAAGTAGAACTACCACCCCACACAGACTGAGGAGATCATTATGAATGTTATTACGTGGATGGTGCTGCAGATTGCTACCAAACAGAAGCCTCATGTTGTGCTGCCCCTGCCCGTCACTAGGGTCATAATGGGCAAGAAGCAGACTGTATAGAAAAAAGCAAGCCCTGTCAACCACAGGGCTATTTCCCTGATGGTCATATAGATAATATAACAATGTCATGGCCGTTGTAAAAAAACAACAAATAACACTACACTTGCAATGGCTATTTGTTTTTGCTATAATGCAAGCATAGTAAACAAAACGGAGCATTAAATGGCAATTAAATTATTTGTAGCACAAGCCCTGGGGATTGGGGAACGCGAGGATGTTTTTTATAACATTGGCGTTTATCAGTCACGTGCCCTCGCACTCGTTGCGCTTGAGGAGCTTGCACAGGAGCTGGACATGGACATTGAGCGTAATGTAGAGGAGTTTACGCTCAACGCATAAACAACAAATAACCCTGCACTTGACAGGGTTATTGTTTTTTGCTATAATGCAAGCGTAGTAAACAACAAGGAGCGTTATATATGTTGGCAACGACTAAAATTGTGCGTCTGTTTGCACGTTTCATTAACATGAAGAGTTTTGGCTATGCTGGCTCTTTTACAGACAAGTGCAAGCAGGACGATAACTTGCGGCATGTTGCGTTTAGGCTTTATAGCAAACGAGAAGCAGACGCACTGGCTAAAGAACTTGAGACTATGCTTTTTTTAGCAGGCTACACGAATAAAGTGAAGCGCACGAGTAGCGAGTGCAATTGGCAATTGCGAGTTGGTGGTGGTGAATACGTGCGTGTAAAAGCCCTATTGGGCTAAGGGTTATTAGCACAGCAGGTTGACAGCGTGGGCTTGTTGTGCTATACTACACAAACACTAGCAAAACGGAGCGTAAAATGGCAAGATTGAAAGACGTAATGGTAGAACTACAGAACGAGATATACCGCGCAGAACTCACGCTGGAGCAGATAGCGGTCAAGTATGACGTTCCTATGGACTGGGTGGACACGGCCTTTGCTGAGGTGCTTGAGCAGGCTTACGAGGACTATGACATGGGTGACGTTTTCCTCAACGAGTTCGTAGAAGAGGACGAATAAGATGATGACCATATACAAAGGTGCTGAATACTTTGTGATCAGCACCTTAGGTGACATGATTGAACTGGCACCCACAGCACACGGTGCAGGGTCTTTTATTGTTCATAAGGACTTTGTCATTGAGTGGGATCCCACTGACACAACCTACGAACAAGAAGCAGGTAGTGGCTACAGATAAAGTGTGGCAAGCCTACAACAGGTTGACAGCCCACTGAGTTTTTGCTATTATACGACTATGATGAACACAACGGAGCACAAGATGGAACAAGGGTTTTTGATAGCAGAGATCATAGACATGCTGGACCGCCTAGACCAGTATGACCACGTGTTTGCCGCTAAGATGATCCAGCAGTATGACCACACAGGCCGTTTGAGCCCTAAGCAGGTCGCAGTGCTGGAGCACATCCTGGCCAAGGCCTATGTTGTATAACTACCACAGGTTGACAGCCCCTAATCTTTTTGCTATTATACGAACACACTAAACACACAGGAGCACAAGATGAAGATCACGTTTAAAGATTTTGACATGAACGAAGTCACCGATCACTTTGACTTTATGGACCCTAAGCAGTGGCGGAAGGTTGACAGGTTTGTGGTGCTCAGTTCAGATGACTTGGACACTGGGCGGGTGGTAAAGAAGATGGGCTTCTCCCAGGACGAACACTTTGATAGTTTCTATCATGGCGGCCGCTATGCTCTTAGCCTAGTCAATAAGGCGCTCAAAGCCGCAAAGAGTGGCTTGGAAATCCGCGAAACGGACCTTGGCGAGGGCTCAGGATTCGTTCTAGTCCAGGCTGATGACACTGAAGAGTCCTTTGCTCAACGTGTGTTCAAATAACAACAGGTTGACAGCCCCTAATCTTTTTGCTATTATACGAACATGACACGCACACACAGGAGCAGCACATGGGTTACCGAGTTTTGGGCAAGACCGCAGACCTATTCCAAGGCTTCGAGCAGCGCCGGGGCTTGGAGGGACCTTACATCTACTCAAACGGGCGAGTCCTTTACTACGACCCCCGGGCAGGGCAATACTGGGACCCAAAGACAGACTTCTTTGTGGACTACGACGAAGTCCACAAGCTCCAAAACGATTTGGTAAAGGCCTTGGCACGATAGCCATAAAGGGGTTGACACACTGTCAACCCCGTGCTATACTACGAACACACTGAAACAAAGGAGTAAGAAATGAGAAAGACATTAGGCGCACTAGGATTTGGCATTGCACTGACGGGCTTGGCCAGCATTGCAGGCGGTATAACAGAGGCAGGTCCAGACTTTGGCATCAACCAAGCACTGGAACTGCTGAGCCTAGCACTGGTAACAGGCGCCATGTTTAGCCTTAGCATGATGATGTTACAGGACGAGGTCTAATATGATCGCTATAGACGGACTAACCAAAAACCAACGGATCATAGCAGACTTCATGTGGAATAAGTGCCACACCCAAGGTGATGTGGAAGCCGTACTCCGCCACTATGGCAAGGACGCCCGCATAGTCTATGAGATGATGACCGCAGTGAGTCTGGACTCTTACATGGCAACAGATTTGGCTGAACAAGTCATTGACTACATTAAGAATCGATAGTATAATACACACTTAAATAAACACACAGGAGAACCAAATGGCACGTAAAGCCAATACCAAACCCTCCAAAGCAGAAGTCAGCTCGCTGGAACTAGACAGCAACATCATCCTCATGCGTGAGAAAGAGGTTGCCAAAGAGTCGGATGCAGAAATCCTAGAGCGCCTAGGCGAGCGCTTCACAATCCTTACCGAGATGACCAAGGCAGTCAAGCAAGGCAACATCACTGCCATGATCGTGTCAGGTCCCCCAGGTGTGGGCAAGAGTTACGGTGTTGAGGCCGTGCTGCAAAAGGACGGCCTGTTTGATACCTTGGCAGAACGCAAGCCAAAGTTTGAGATCGTCAAGGGCGCAATGAGTGCCATTGGTCTTTACTCCAAGCTCTACGAGTTCTCAGAACGGGGCAACGTTGTGGTGTTTGATGACTGCGACTCCGTGCTTTTAGATGAGATCTCACTGAACGTGCTCAAGGGCGCATTGGACTCAAGCGAGCGTCGTTTCATCTCGTGGAACACGGACAGCCGACTGCTACGCAGTGAGGGAGTGCCTAATCGCTTTGAGTTCAAGGGTTCCGCGATCTTTATCACCAACATCAAGTTTGAGCATGTGAAGTCAAAGAAACTACGTGATCACTTGAATGCCTTGGAAAGCCGCTGTCACTACATTGATCTGCAGATGGACACCCAGCGTGAGAAGATGCTACGTATCCGACAGGTCATCCAGCAGAACGAGATGTTGGCCAGCTATGATTTTGAGCCCTGTGTGCAGGATGAGCTGATTGACTTTGTGGAGGCTAACAAGGACAAGTTGCGCGAGCTTAGCCTGCGCATGGTGCTCAAGTTGGCAGGCCTCAAGAAGAGCTTTCCTACCACGTGGCAGATGATGGCTAAGACCACCTGTATGAAGCGATGCTAACTCGTATAGGACTGTGGACGGCACTGGCTCTAACGCTAGATGCCTTCCAGATTGGTTGGTTGGGCACCATAATGATCGTGGCCCTGTTTGTCTGTGCAGATCTACTGAGCAGACAAGAAGGCCAGCAGTATGGTGCAGCCGATGCCCTTAGCCGTTATCTTAGGATGACAGAACGTGAACAAGAGAAAGTGAAAAGGATGATCAAAGAATGGGAAAGCAAATGATTTGTGAGTGGATAGGCGATCCGGAAACGGGATGCCAAGAACCAGCGCTGCCCAACCGAAGCTATTGCGAGTGCCACATATGGAGCATCTACCAGAAGGGCACACAGTTGGGCAAGCGAAAGAAAGACCAACGTATAGCCAACGATGTGTTCCTATGGCAGAGTCTGATGCACGAAGCAGTGGAAGAGCTAGAGAACGAGGGAGCGATCTAGAGAACGAGGGAGCGATCTAGAGAGACAAAAAAAGGCGCATGAAGCGCCTTTTTTATCGACCTAACAACACCTAAGCAAAGCGATAGATCACACCCTGCTCGCTTACTCGCTTTACTACACCCTGCACAGCCCAGTCCGCTTCCATAGCAGCCAGCTCTCTACGATCTCGCACATGAGCACGATCTACTTTGAGCGACACCCCACGCTTGCCATATGCTATATACACACTACGAGCATGATACAACATCTCTAAGACCAACTTCATACGCTCTGCTCTAATCCGTGTAGCAGAGTCATAGCGTGTTGAGTTAGCATAGTTGCGCATACGAGCATCTCTAGCAGCCCACCATTTGTTGGGGGCTTCTTCTGTGTTTAGTGTAACTGTGTGCATTACAGTGCTCCCACACGCTCTGCCCATTCTACGCTAGTCTCACTAGCTCTCTTGTGTCCCAACTCGTACACACTCCCGTGAAAGTTCTCATAGTCAAAGAACGCAACTTCTTCTCCCCCACGCAAGTATATAATAACAGCACCTACGTCTTCGCTGTCGCAACCTCGCAAGTATTCTGCGAACTCACGCTCAAAGCGTACGATGAGCTCTGCTGCTATGTCATCTATGTCTGCATGTATGTTCTCAGCACACAGTTCTTCAAATGCTTCTAAATAGTTTGCGCTTAAACTTGCGTTTAGTATGTTTTGCATAGTAGAGCTCTCTGTGTAGTGTTGTTTAACAGCGTGTATGCTAGCATTATAGCACAAACAAATAACACTTGCAACTGTAGTGTTATTACAGTTTTGTGCTTGTGTGCTTGTGTGCTGTAGTGCTAACATGTACGTATAATAGCATAATTCTAAAACCCTTGCAAGTGTAGTGTTATTTGTTGTTTTTAGACAACGGTGGGGGTATGGGGGGCATATACTATAACGCTACAAACACTAGCACAAACTAGCATGCCAAATTTTCTCTCAAGTTCTCTCAAACCTGGTTAGATAGAATCACCTGGGGCCGAGATCTCCAGAACCTTAAAAAATTGCGCAGCAAATTTTTTTTATCTAGGTATATAGGTCTGGGCTACCATTCCTCTATACCTAGTTTCTTTTTAGATTTTGGTCTACGTATTGCCCACTCTCCAGTATTATGGTAATAGCCCCTTAGTTGTGTGAATACTTGCTCACCTCGGGGTATAACATATACATTGTGTTCAGCTCTGGTTAAATTACGCTTAATAGGTGGTTGTCTGCGTCCGCCCGTGGTACTCATTATGGGTTCTACAGTGATGTTGCCGGATCGTTCATTGATCTTAATCACTCGTCCAGTGATTATACGATTACTTTCTGTGGTTATAACTAGGTCATCTAATTCTATTGATTTACCCGCTAGGTCACGCAGTCTTTTATCTGTATAAATTATAGTCATTGTATAGTCTAGGTCGTGTGTCAACGTTATCATTATACATATAAATTTGTGGGCTGTCAATATCTGCGTTTACCGTTTTCTGCGCTTCGCGCCTTATCTTCTAGTCAAGTAAATATTATCATGCGAGCCTTGTATGACCCCATGACCTTTCAGCATCGTGCTGTAGTACCATGGCCCAGAGTAGAAGATTCTCTAGGAAGAATAGACTGGAATCTCAGTGTGGATTCAGTGGAATCTTGGTTATTAAACTCCTGCGGAGCACATTATGTAGATTGGGTATGGAGCATGTGGGCCTTGCACAATCCCTACCTATGCAGTGTGAGTTTTCGTCTAAGTGGTAGTTGTCTATTATTTCAATTACGTTTTAGTTGATTCTACGACTGACCTGACGTTGTTGATTGGGCACACGGACATGATCAGCCTGATATGGTTCGATCTCCACTATCCAGCCTTGATCAGTGCGAAATTCTCGCTGTACATGTTCTGGTTCTTGTGAAAATCTCTGTAGTATTTCAAAATGATTGGGCCTAGTTTCTTTACTCAGGGTAGTGTATATACGTTGGTTTATTTTAATCAGCCAAGTTATCATTCTTGTATTTATCTGTGTAAATATAGTCATATATGAGACTACGAGATTTTCTACGGGGGCATGATCAGTTAAACCCCAAATTATTTCTCAATGATCGTCAGCTCAGGCCTGAGGTCAAGGAGCAATTAATTCTGTTGGGCATGGATTTCTTACGAAGTTTGCCCCTCGAACTAAACATAATTGATCTACGTTTAGTTGGTGCGCAGACTGGTTTGTTCTACACCAAGTTCAGTGACATTGATCTACATTGGGTAGCTGACTTCAGTCAAGATCCCTGTGAACGTATCACACGTAGTCTATTAGATCTTGCTCGACGAGAGTACAACCGAACGAGTTCGCCTAGGGTTAATGCTATTCCCGTGGAGCTTTATGTAGAGAGTCACCTTGAGCCCGCCAGCGGTGGTGCCTATAGCCTGTTAGCTGATCAATGGTTAGTCCCAGCCACGAGTCCCCAGATATCATGGGATATTCTCACTGTAAACCGCCAGTTAAAACAAATCACCAGATTAATCAAGCTGGTAATCAAGTGGGGTAGTAAACAGCAGAAGATTCGTGTGTTAGATAATCTTTACCAACTAAGACAAAGATCATTGAGTTCACCTGCAGGTGAATTCAGTAGAGGCAATGTGGTATTTAAAATTATAAGAAACCGTGGACTCTTGGCCAAACTGCGTAATAGTATAAAACGAGCCGAATAGTTCGGCTCGATTTTTTTACCTTAGTAATACAGCCAGTTGTCTAGACAGAAATAGTCGCCATCGTATGTTCTGGGGGAGATCTTGATCATCGATCTGTTCTTGATCTTTTACCCGTAACCTATTTAAATTTCGAGCAATTGAGTCATCAACAATAACAATGTCAACATCGTCAATTTCCCCCCGCAGTTGTAAAAAGCGTAGATCTGTCCGACGAGCTACTATTACTTCTTTGCTTCGGCTTTCTTTTCGTCTTTCTTGGCTTCAGCCTTAGGAGCTTCTTTCTTTTCTTCTTTCTTTGCGTCAGCAGCGAAAGCAGAACCAATACCAAATGCAGCAATTAACATAGCGAGAGTTGTTTTCATTTTAAATTTCCTTAAAAAGTTTATTTACATAGATTTTCTCTACGTATATATATTAACGCCTTGATAACAAAAGCGTTGACTAATTTGGCAAAGCCTGTTAAATATTTGTATGATAATTAAACCCGTAAACCTAGTAAATCATTTAATTGCAGCTCATCCTCGTAGACAGGATAAAGATTTTACAAGATCTGTTTTCCTTGTAGCCGAGCATGATCCTTCGCAGGCCATGGCCTATAGAATTGACGCCAAGAGTATGAGTTTGGATTTGAGCATGATCATGACCAATCTTGGTATACACGGATACATAGGAAATGAACCTGTATACCGAGGTGGAACAGAACATACCAATAGATTAGTCTTGATACACACATTGGATTACACCTGCAAGAGCACTCACAGTATTGGTAATGACCTTGGTATAAGCTATGATCCTAGTATATTAAAGGACATAGCTCAGGGCCAAGGTCCTAGACAATATCGTGTGATAGCTGGTTGTCAACGTTGGCTAGGTGGGTTCTTAGAAGGTGAGCTCAGTGGCCGTAGTCCCTGGAGTGTTGAACATACTTGGAGCGTGATAAGACCCACGACCAGTTTAATTTTTGATTACGATGAAGATTCTCAGTGGCGTAAGATCATTGACTGCCATGCTCAAGAAGAAATCTGCAATTGGTTTAGTCCTGTTCTGGGTTAATTGAGTTCATTATCATTGATCTAATATCCTCCATGGCTGCTTTTTTCTGTGGTTTTCGTGGCAGTGTATGTTCAGCGGTAGTAGTATCCATGGTCGTACTGGTTCTACGTAGACTATCTGCTATGGTAGAACTTTTTGACTGTGTGTCTGAGAGAGATGATTCTTCACCTAGGTCAGTGATTCTCAGACTATCTTGATTAAATTCAAGATCTACTTTTTGACCCACACCTGAACTAGAGCGTGTTTTCATAAATTGTATTTGATAGCGTCCCCGTTCTTTCATAGCACGGCTGGTAAAGATACCTATGACATTGTCTGCGGTTTGTATTTTACTTAAACCACCACTGATATGACTATGATCAAATTCAATTTCTTCCACTGCCGAACGATTTAACTGACTGGCTGTGACTGTGATACACTGAGTTTCCATGGCTAGGTTACGTATTTCTTCTGATACATATTTGTCCTTGACAAATAAATCACTGGGTGAAACTTTCACGCTTAGAGGCATCATAAGATCTAAATAATCTATCAGTAGTACATCTGGTTTTATTTGTTTTTTAATTTGATATTCTTTTAAATATGCACGTATATCGTTACAGGTTTTACCTGAAGGCATGTATTTTATCTGTATACTACCTGCTTGTTTACCTAGAATTTTTACCTTTAATTCAACATCATCTATATTACGAAATATTTCTCTAGTTGAAATTCCTGTGATCATCGAATCTAATCTCATGGCCACTAGATTTTCTGAAAGTTCAAAAGTTAGATAAATCACGTTTAGACCGGCCAAGGCCCAATTTACGCCAAGGTTGGCCAAGAATAAACTCTTACCTCCTCCTGATGCCGCAGCAAAAATATTCAATTCACCTCGATTAAAACCACCATAGAGTTTTTTATCTACAGTGGGCCATCCTGTGGATATCTGTCCATTACTGTCTTTAAGTTGACTGAGTCTGGCCCTAGGATCTTCAAAATAATCAGTGCCCATGTCTTTGTTCAAACTGACCTGTATAGCCTCTTTAATCAGTTTCTCTACAGGTCCATAGTCACCTTTTTCTAACAGATCGGCACTACGGATTATTGCACGTTCCAAGGCCTTGTGTCTACTAAATTCTTCAAATTCGTTTAATAACCATTCATAATTTTCTTTTGGTAGGTTTACTCTATCTAGATTTTCTTGACAGGCTGCGTTGACCTGTATTACTTCGGGCATGATCTTGTATTGATCACTGTATTTTAGTATAAAGTCCGCAGTTGGTCTTAGTCTTTGATCAAAGTTTTCCGGGTCAAATATATTTTGGCACCTAGCAAATGTTTCTGCATCACTTAGAAACATTTCTAAATAAAGTTTTTGTAAGTCGTAGGAATAGTTACTGGCCATGTTTTTCCAATGTTCGTTTCATTAATTCTAATCTCAATTTGTTTGACTGTTTATAATGCAAAATAGTTATCATTGTATAAAGTCTACCGTAGAGTTTCACAGCATCGGCTACATCCTTACAGTGTTCTTCCCAAGGCGGCAGGCTGACTGACCAATCATTGTTTATCGCAGCTTGTATGAGTTTGGCACCTGCTGAATCTCTGTCTGGTACTACGATGATTTCTTTGTTAAGTGTTTTTAATCTTAATATTTGTTCTTTACCAGGATCATTGGTCATAATAGCACAACCGTCTACACTGATTGCATCGAATTGTCCTTCGACTAATATGATGAATTGTCTTTCATCGCATTGCTTGTCTATGTTGAATACATAACCAGGTTGACTATCTGTGATATATTTAGGTTTACCTGGATTAATTTTTCTCGCTGTATAACCTACTATGGTATCGTTGAGATAAAAGGGAATAATTACTCTATCATGATATCCTGCCTGAGGACTCCAATACCAAGTGTACCATGCCCAATTCATACCTCTTATGTCTGTAATATAGTCAATTATTGGTATAAGTTGATCTCTATGCGTATCATCTTCTAGCCAGGTTTCAATTGGTTTACTATTATCAGGTAATGGTTTTTCTTTTATTTGTTTTATTATATGATCTTGCTGTGTGTGTTCTTGGTCTTTGATTTTCAACGCATATAAGTTTAATTTGGCTATATCGTTTTCTGCGAGACCTAGCCATGAGAGAAGTTGTCGTGTGTTTTTTGTTAATAATTGCCCAGGTCTCCATCCTGCTTTGAAATTACAATTAAAACAGTGATATTGAAAACTATTATCAGACGAATTGATCAGCAGTCCACCTCGTTGTCTACGGTCATGTGATTCTCCTCGATTATGGCAACAAGGAGCATTGAAACTTATCCAACCGCTGGGTGTTGATTTACGTTTAGGTGGTAAGGCTGCAATAAGACTTGATTGTATGAGATTCATACAAACAGTTTAACTTCTGTAGAGAATTTTGTCAAATGATCCGTAGTAACTAGGATTATCATTATCAGGATCTCCTGGACCCTGATTTGGTATGTGGATGAATCTAATATAAGAATACACACCTGTAAAATTTAGGGTATCCACACCTGTATAGTTATCATAACCTCTATTTGCTATTAATGTGTAATTACCACTGGCGCCTGGGCTATTATCTAAAGTTCCTTCTACTCTGACCATACCTTTATAGCCTGTCATATAAAATGCCACTGTTTGTATGGCATTATTGCCATTGAATTCTGGTTGAGCATAGATATTACCGCTAGAATGTTCATATCTTGAGTTTACATCTACATAAGATTTAGTAAAGGTAGTTATGCTTATACTATCTTTGAATATAGGCTCTCCAGCATTTTCGATATGTAAAACACCTGCTACACTAAACCATGCATTTGAATAGGTTGGAACATAGCTGCCTGTAGCGTCTTGCATCTTTATAGCATAATTATAACTACCTTTTTCTAAATCTGCTGTGTCGCTTTCTGATAAAGTCAGCAGGGCTAAACCTTTAGTAGCAGTGGTATTAACATCTATTACTTCTAAATTTTTACTAAGAACCTGTTGCTGATTTACACTGTCAAACATTGAAAAGACAAATGTCTGTGTATTATAAATTCTAATCTTTTTTTGGTCACTGTTTTTAAACTGTATACGAATTTGATTTTTCAATGATTTTTGAATTTTTAGATCTCTTTGATACATGACAGTGTTAACTCCTCGCAGGGTGTTATCCAAATCTAATTGAGCGTCAATTGTGTTAGAATATAAATAGACTGGTATAATTTGCATAATTTAATATTTATCGCTAGGATGTCCAATAAATTTCAAGACAATTTTCCGTTTATCAGTTGTATAAAATCTAATGATAAAGAGTACGTAGGAATAATAATCAATTTCGACAACAGTGTTGTCAGTATCTATGATCTTTCCATGGTACGAGGAGAGGAAGATCGTAAAAAGTTTTTAGAACTAGGCGAAGTATGGTGGTGGGAAAGCAATCGTAAAATACCAATTAATATTTTCCTTAGAAAAGAAATGTATGTTTTTCGTCCTTTAATAAAAACTTTTAATATTAAGGATGTATCAGTCTTATTTGGACCTATTGTTAATCTAAATGACATTACAGAAAAACGAGTTAAACGTAAAAGTATTCAGTTGGTAAGAACCGTTAAGAATATTCGTACGAAATAGATTCACAAATAAGATTCATCTGTACAACCACTGCCATGGCATAGGCTACTGCGTGTGATTTTTTAAAATAATATTCATCACCCTCAGGTTTGTTCCAAACTTCCTTCATCACTGTAGTCCAATCTTTCCCAATCAGATAGCGTTTCGCTGGACGTATCATAGCCAAAACTGCCGCTAGTTGGACGATCGTCTTTGGTTTCATTGTTCTTAATATAGTACCATGTCCGTTGACGTGAAAGAGTAAGTTGGTAAAATCGTCCTGTTCTAGTAGTTCCCATAATGGCTCCTTATTGGCTAGAGATAGTAGATGTTTTTCGTCGCGTATATCTTTGTATATACCTACATTTAAAAAATCTAATTTAAAATAGCCTCTTTTTTCCGCTGTTTCATAATCAATAGCGGCCTGATTGGTCAAAGGGTTTATAGGTATATCATGTACATATATACCGGTATTATGTTTTTTATTATTTGTTAATGTTGCAGGTACATGTTGTATTAGCGACAGTATTTTTGATCTGTCTGCAAAATCTATGTCAATATCAGGCATGCTAAAGTCTCTGAATATGTTTTAAATAATTTTTTTTGAAGCATATGTATATATGATTATTGTTGATTAAGAATACTTTGAATTATATTAGTAGTTGAATATTTTTCAAGTCTATCATAAAATTCTATTTTCTTACAATATTCTGCCCCTATGATATCTTTACCTTTGTAGTCGGTACCTTTTAGCATGATATCTGGCGTAAAGTTTTTTATGTAATTTATAAGTTCTTGGTCAGTATCAAATATGTCAACTCTGTCTACATATTTTAAACCAAATAACATACTGGCTCTGTGATATTCATTATTAACTGGGCGATTATATCCTTTTAACTCTTTTACTCTACGATCGCTATCTATTAATACATATACAAAAGAATTTATAAAAGATCTAGCATGCCTTAATAGATTTATATGTCCCAGATGTAAAATGTCAAATGTACCATTAATTAGAATTTTATTCATTATACTTTCCATTTTAGAATAAAGTATGTTGCATCTCTTGCATTAGGAAACGAAAAAATCGTAAAATTTGGTATTTTTATAAAATTTTCTGTCCAGGTACTAGGATGATATGAAAAGGTAAAATCTAGGTTTTCTGCTTTCATATCTCTTACCATTTCTAAAATATAACCTGGAGGAATATTTTCTACCCTAATGTTTGTCATTTAATATCTGTTTCTTTACATATCTCACGCACCAATGCCACTTCCGCAGGTAGTTCTTTAAATTTTTTCATCCAAAATGGTATGTCTATCACATTGGTAATCATGTCTAATTGTTCATTATTCATTTTACTTAGCATGGTTTTACCAAAATTACAATTTAGAATAATCCAAGGACTTATTTTTCCATCTATAATATCGTGTACCGCTCTGTTCAAACTGACATAATTGAAATAGTGATTAAATTGTGAATTATTATTGTCTGCCCAGTCCATCATAGTTGCTAATGACCTCTGTACAGCACTTTCTACTGGTTCTACCTTTAGCATTTCTAATAGATAGGTTTCGTATAATTCATCTCTGCACCAGTGATCTAATTTGGTGCCACTTTTTATCACATAATCTATAAATTTATCCGGATACAATGGGTTAACATTGTTAATAAAACTACCAAATTTTACAAAAGCGTTATAATAACTGCTTTCACAGAACTCTTCATAGGTCTTTATTTTTTTTGAATTTTGTGTTAATGTATAAAATCTGTTATAAGCCATGTACCCTGCTTGGACACGCTTTTCATCTTTTTGAAGTATTCGCCTTTTTTGTTCGCACATATGAGCAATAAGAGTTTTCTCCTTCATAAAACTTTTATTACAATGTTTACAACTGTACGGTTGTTCGATAGTTTCAATCATTTACAAATATTCTTTTCTTTGCTTGTCATCGAATCCAAGATTATCAAACAATTCTTTACGATCATTATCATCCATAAGTTTAGCTAATAGTTTTAGGTCTTCTAATTTTTTAGTTGGATGAAGTTCTGCTAGTAGTTTTTCAATTTTATCAGTTTTTGTTTTTTTACCCGCTGCTAGATAAGGATGATACAATTTTGTACCGGTTCCGGTGCCTGCAAATAATTTCCATAAAAGTTCTTTATGGTTTTTGCTTAACAGCCAATGATGTTTGTTTACATATTCATTGGTTGTATCTAAAAACCATTCTTGTACATCACGATCCGAGTTTACATTGGATGTATACCTCATTAAGACATATGGACTAAATGCCTTTTTTTCTTCTTCTGTGAGGGCGGAATAGAAGTCATAATTTCTAGTATCAACTGCTCCTAATTCTCTTTTTATGTCAAGTTTTGCTGCCATTATTTGTCTTTATGTAATATAATAGTTTAACTTGCTCTATGGCTTTTTGCAAGGTCTCATCAGTTTTAGCGGCTTTTCTAATTTCATGCCATAAGGTTATCTCTTTCAATTCGTTGGATTTTTCCAAGGCCTTATCAGAAACATGATATAATTTTCTTGTAGTTTCTCCATACTGTCTTATGTAAACAGTTTCGCCTCCATCTGGACTTTCAAATATATAAGGCCATTTATTCATAATTTACCAGCATCTTGTATAATCTAATATTTCACTTTGCCGATTTACTTCTTTGACAAAATATGCACAAGTTGGTTTATCTCCAGAATGAATCGGGGTGCATAATAATTGACCTGAACGCATTTTAGGAAAATACCATTTTATGTCCTGATATATATCTATAATATCAATTTCTAAAAATTCTGGTTTAAAACTACTTAGTGGGTTAAAACAGAAAGTTTTAAATCCTCTATCATTTAGACTGGTTAATGGCAACACTTCCATTTCTGGTACTTCTGGATCCCCCACTATGGTACACCAATCTAATGGCATGGTAATTTCTTGATCACCTATTTGTAATACTGCTGCTGGTCCTGTAAAACTTTCTAAAAAAATTAATGGAATAAAAAAGTAATCAGGGTTTTGTGGATCAGTATTGTCTAATACACAAAACCTCATATCGTCCTCTATTTCTTTAGGTAGATCATTTAAAAAAAATGCTTTATTGTCGAGTGTTAAAATTTGCATTATATATACTTTACCTTTTGTATCTGAAAAGGATACTGAGCATCCTTGTAAAACTTTTTACGTTCTGTGAGATGACGTTTAGCATATTTGGTAGAAGCGGTGAGATCCCAGATCTCTACGTGGTTTTTATCTTTAGCTCTTCTAATGCCTCGCCCAATAGATTGTATAACCCTGACAAAGCTCTTTCCGGGTTCCAAAAGAACCAGATTAAAAATCCTAGGAATATTAATACCCACAGCGGCCACACCGTAAGTCGCCACAATAATCTTGTTATCAGCAGTTTGAATTTCGTCATATTCTTCTTTTCTATTCTTTGTTTTAACTTTTCCAGAAATAAAAACTGAGTCTTTTAATTTAGAATTAAGAAACTCACCGCTTTCTATTCTATCCACTAAAATTAATGTATTTCCCGACTCCGATATTTCTGAACATAATTTACTAATATAACACATTCGTTGGTCATCTGTCACGAGATATTTTAACTCTTCTTTATAACTTCCAAATTCTTTCCATTCTGCAGTTTGAATAATATTTACGTTACAGTTTGCTAATATACCTTTATCTTGTAATTCATGTGCGGCTACTCTATTAACTACTTCTCCTAGACTAGCACGTAGGCTTTGAAATTCAAAATCTTGTTTAGGTACTGTTCCGGTAAGTCCCCAACGTATACAAGCATTACTTAAATTTTGTGTTAGTAATTTTTTAAGAACTTCCGCTTTGGCCATGTGAACTTCATCTACCATTACACAGTTTACACCCTCAAGAAATTCTGCAAGGCTTAATATATCGTCGTCATCTTTAGATTTTTTATCTAAAATGTTTAAACTTTGCCAAGTTGCAATGGTATGTGTGTATCCTATATCTTTTCTATCTCCGTAATACACCCCGACGTCAAGCCCACAGTTTATAAAATCTTCTTCAGTTTGTTCTACTAGGCTTTTGTTTGGTACAATGGTGATAGTTCTACCGTATTTTTCACATAATTTTGCCAAGGTAGCAGTGGTTATGGTCTTTCCAAAGCCTGTGGCTATTTCTTGTATGCATTGTGGATTTTCTAAAAATTTATTAATAACATCTACCTGATCATCTCTCAACATAATTCTTTGAAATTCATGAACGTGTCCTTTGGGCCATGTTTTTTCACCCCAAAAATCCTCAGAAATTTTAGAAAATGCAAGCTCGAAATTTGCTCGCTGATCATTTAACGAAATTTGATAATTCTTTTGTTCTAGATATTCTAAAACCTGAGGAAGCATTGAAAGATAGGTGGTGCCGCCTAGACCAAAAAAGCTCACAGTACCATCCCAACGACCTAATTTATAGGAAGGACGATACCTAGCTGTAGGATCTTCAAACTTAAATTTTTTTACTAGAGCCTTTCTAGTTTCAAGATCTAAATTTTCAATCTTGACATTTACTTCGTCTTTTATAATGACTCTGCATGAGGCCAAAATAATTCCTTTTGATTATGTTTTTTAACCATGTTAATAACATTTTTGTGATTTTGTACGAATTCTCGAATGGTATAGTGTGCATTGGTACTACAATAATTTATTACACTGTTAATTTTAACATCAGTGCGTAATAATGTCTTGGGAAATTTTCCGCAAATTATAAAAAAGTTAATATTTTGGCTTATAATATTGTTTAAGGTGTTATCTTTTACAAAATTGTTAAATTCTATACCTGTATCACTGGGTAATCTAAATAATACTGAAATTTCGCTGGTGTTTATTCCTACTTTTTTCAAATTTTCTACAATATAACTTACAATATTAAATTCGTCACCTACAGGAACAATAATTAGGGCAGGAGTGATGTATTTTAAAAAGTTATAAAGCACAACATCTGGGAATTTTTCGTAATTCCAATGATAAATTTCACCAGGCGGGTGATTTAAAAATTCTAAAATAGGTAAATTTTCGACTTTTTCTTTTAACAACATATCTACTTGTTCACTCCAAGTAGTTACTGATAAATCACGAGCTAAAAAGACAGATTTTAACAAATCTTTAGACGAAATTTCAGGAAAATAAGGTAAATTATTAATGATTTTTGCCTGATTATTATCAATGTCAATTACAGGTATATATTTTTCTATATTAGAAAAAATATCTTCAGCTTGTTTGAAAAGATTTTGAATTTCCTCGTCTACTTCAAAAGCAATTTCATTTTTTAACTTAAAAAGAAATGCAATTGACCTCTCATCCATGCTAAAAACCCAACATTTTTTGTCTGGATCCCAAATACAAAGATTAAAAGTTTCTTTGGCCTGCCTAAATTTTTGAACTAACTTTTCATCATATGGAAAAATTACAGAAATATATTTTTCATTGTTTTCATCTATATCAATTGAGATTTTTTTATCCAAATTAATTTTTCTCAATTGAAATTTAAACACAGGATTGGTAATAAATGGTTTAATATCATACCCTAAAGAAAGATTTATGGGTTTGGCATATCTATTAAGGATTTTTACAGCCAATTGTGATTGTTTTTCTGTAAAACCTTTACCATTATATATCTGCTCAGAAAAACTCAATACAATAGTTTTATCAAATCTGTTCAAGTGGTTAAAATTTTGTGAAACTTGTGTTATGATGTCTTCTATATACATAATATTCAATTACAGAGTAATATCTTCTAATCCAGCAGTTCGTAATTTTATAATATTACTTAATTGCCACTGTTTAATATCTAGCCCTTTGATAATTCCTAACCATTGATTACGCAATAAGGCAAATTCGTTAATAATTTTTTCCATGTCAACCACATCTGCTTCGCCATCCACATATTTTTCAACATCTCTGCTTGAGAGCGCACGTTGATAATTTTCTAAATATTTTTTAAACACCTTACTACGTGTTCTTCTTAATTCTATGTTAAGATATTCTAATATACCTTCGATTTCTTGTAACTGATTGAATCTCTGTTCTACAATACCAGGCAAAGAGGCCGAAGCTTTCTCTACATTTCCATGTATTCTTGCTTCGGCCTTTGCTATTTCTAATTCTTTGTAGAAGTATTCAATACAGCCAGGAAGATTACTAATATCACTACTGACTTTTGAATACCATCTCATTAGTAATCCTCTTCTTCTTCACCCCAGTCATAATCAGAGTCATCATCTACATCATCCTCTTCATCTTCGCTATTAAGAACCGATTCTAAAGCGTCGTCTAAATGAGGATCATAGCCTTTTAACCCTTCTAGCGTTCCTGTGTCTGTGTCTTTGTCAACTAACCAGTCAACAAATTGGTCTGCCGCGACCCCTCGAGTTTTTTCAGGAATATGATCCCTGAAAGTTTCCCAAATTTCAATAATTAAATCTTCATCCATTACATTTCCTCTGTTTCTACGGTATCTGAACTAACAGATTGTATAGAAGATTCATCCCATTCTAACATAATTTTCATAAGTTTATCTTCTGTCCAGTTCTTACGAAATTCGGAAATAATTTCCCCAGTTTTTTTGCTAGTATATGAAAGTTTATTACCTGTTTTTGAAATTACGTTCATTTTTTCAAACATATCTACCAAACCGCTTGTAGGACTCATACCTGTTGAGTAAGGAATTTTGACTTGAACGCTTTCAAATGGTTTTGCATATCTAGTTTTCATAATTTTACATGCTGAACGAATACCTAATACATCACTTACTTTATTGCCCTCATCATCCTCTTTTAATTTGAGTTTTTTCATGGCAACAACAATACTTGAAGCATAGATAAATCCTTGTCCGCCTGAGATTTTATCGTCTGGGTCAAACATATCTTGGCTAGCATAGGTATGATTAGTTGCTACAAGTCCTACATTGTAAGAACCAAACATATTTACACAATTACGTACCAAAGCAGTTAATGCCTTAGGTTTACGCCCCATGTCACCTTTTAGATCTCCAGATTCAAACTGATTTACATCAGTCGGAGTCATTAACATTCCTAATGAATCGATTACAAACAATACCTTAGGACGTTCATCCTCGGGCATAGATTTATATTCTTTCATAAACTCATTAATCGTTTTAGCAACATCGTCGATCATTGCCATATTCAATTTAAGAAGTTTATTTTCTCTTGTATCTACACCAAGTGCATGTAGCCATGCTTCGTCTAAGGCGTTTTCAGAGTCTATTAAAATACAAAAGATATCTTGTTCTTGAGCATGACGAATAATATTGCCTGAACAAATATAACTCTTACCTGCTCCTGATTCACCGGCAAACACTGTGACCTTACCAAGGGGAACCCCCTTGAAGAAGTCTCCTGAGATAAGGTAATTTAGCGCATAGTTACCAGTTGAAATCCAATCTGTAGGATCATTGAATCCAATTCCTAAACCGTCTATACTTTTTGTCAAAGATTTGCGAAATTTTGTAATGTCAAATGCTTTTCCCATCGAGGACTCCTTTTGTTGATTCTTTTGGTGAAACAACAATATTGTTTCTACCAATCGCTCTAAGCCAAGTGTTTAGCCTATGAATAACTGTGGAATCATCTTTAGGATTGTCAAAATTAATATTACAATCCATTACAGTATCACCAGTTTGGTCTTCTCTGCTATTAAAAACGAGAGAAAAGTTCTCATTAACTTTTAAAGTTTTTGCCACGGTAGTCTCCTATTATTCTTTAGTACGACTACGAATCATAGCTATAATATCAGCAGCTCGACTTGAAGCATCTGATCCTGCAGCAGGTTTTTCTTGTTTAATTTCCTGCTCATGTGCTACATCTTCTTCATGATGCTCTGCTTTAGATTCTAATTTTGTGTTGTTAGACCTAGCGACAGAATCTTCTGTATTTCCGCCCATACCTGCGGGTTTGTAGTATTGACCCCAACGATCCATGTCAAATGCTTCACCATCTACTGATGCTTCAAACATTTCTTTAATAACCTTGAGTTCAACTTCACCTGGTTTCTTTGGCAGGAAATCTTTGAGGCTGAACAAACCATATTGCTTGATTGCGGCCTGTTCTAGTTCACTCAGAGCACGTTCTCTACGAGCCCAAGTTGAAGTAGAATAATCTGCGTAACCACCTTTTGAAGTTTTAGTGATTTTAAAATCTAGTCCACGAACAAAGTCTGTGGGCAGTTCCTCAATTTCACTGTCCATAAGAGCGTTTTTAACAATATTAAAAATTTGACTACCAATGATGAATCTACGGATAGGATTGTCTGGAGTGCGATCTTCTTTGAACTTGCTGTCAACTACAAAGCCTTGGAAAAGATAAGACTTTTTCTTCCAATACTTACGACCCATATCCTCAAGACTCTTGTCCTTAAACCAAGGGCGAACTTCTGTTAGAATAGGGCAAGTTTCACCCCACATTTCCATACAAGGAACTTGAACTTGAGTAGGTTTAGAATTAGTTTCACCTTTTACACCGGCAAAGGGCAATTTAATCATTGCTCTTTCAAGCCAGAAAAAGGTATTTGAAGAATCACCATCTGGAAGGAAGCGAACTGTTACAGTTGTGCCTTCTTGGATGTTCCAGTGTGGAAAGATTGCGTTGTCACCGCCCATACCGCCGGTTTGTTGTGCGCTTTGTTGAAGTTTAGCGCGGATTTCTGCCAAAGTTGCCATAATATATCTCCTTAATGTTTATGCCTTTGTTTTTGCCACTTCTTAATAGCCCACTGACTAAAAAGAAAAAGTGCATATAGATAACTATACGCACTTTTATTTATTATGTCAACTCTAAACCGGTTGAATAATGTGGTTATTTTGCCAATCCTGACAGCCTGCGAATCAGTTCAACTTCTTCGTCATATCTATCATGTTTTTTGCGTATGCGATCCATTTCTTTTTCGCTAGCGCCTTCCTTGCCTGCCTTGGCTAATTCTTTCATGCCTGGTCCATATTTCTCCCAACCTTTGGCATGACGGCTCATTGCTTCTAGGGCAGCATCGTCTTCGGACTTAATGTATTCTTGATCGCCTACTTTGAACTTGTCGCCTTTGTCTGCATACCTAGCCTGCATACCGAAAGCATTGCCTTCATCTGGCTGCTCTGACATACCGTATTGCTGTTCTATCCGGTCAAGCATACGACTTTGTATTTCCTCAAAATCATCGTCTGGATGTAATCTAGAATTGACTGCGATTTCGTCATACATGTCTTGTAGTGCGGCTCTGGATTCTTCACCGAATTTACCAACTAATCCATCATAGATCATGTCATAGGAATCATCGCCACTTGAGGCAATCTTTGAGAAAATTGCCTCTCCAGATCCTTCTGCCATGCCTTTCTCACCCATTAGTTTATTGCCTTTATGTCGCATTGACCACTCCTGTGTTAATTTTTGCATGAATTTTTCTGCCACCATACGAGCCTGAACGCCTGCTTTTTCTCCGAACTTTTCGCTAATCTTTTTTTCCACATCAATGGCAATGCCTTCTTCGCCGCGGAAAGGACCAACGTTAGGATTATCTCTATTATAAAAACTTTTTACAATTTTTGCAACCTCTTGTATCATAGCATCCATGCCCTTTCCTTCTGCTACAGGTGGTTCTGGTGCAGGTGCAGCGGCTGGTTCTGCAGGAGGTTGTTCTGCAGGAGGTTGTTCTGCAGGAGGTTGTTCTGCCGGTTGTTCTTCGGGTGTTAAACCGAGATAATCTAATAGGTCAGTTTTACCTTCTTCCATGGCCCAGGCAGCAAATACTTCTAGTGGATCCATGTCTGGAAACTCTTTAGCCGCCGCGTCAAACTTATCTTCTAAATCATCGTTTTCTATGCCAAATTCATTAAAAAATTGATATGCGTTGCCTAGTTCTAATTTTTGTCCTGTTGCCTTGAGGTTATCTAGTTCTGTCTTTAGGTTTTCTTTTTGATCATCTGGTATGTCGTTTTCTGCTACTGCATCTGCCCAATTTTCAAATTTAGAAAATGCATCTTCTTTTTTATCTTTTTCTACTTCGTCTGCATCTGGATCTGTTAGAGAATCGCCCGCTGCTGCACCTGTAAGAGCGCCTAGAGGTCCTCCTGCTAATCCTCCTATTGCTGCCCCGCCTAGTGCGCCTAAAATTTCTTCATTTTGCTCATAGTTTTCTGTATATTCTTCTAGATCTACTGTATTAGTTTCTTGCATAATACTATGTATTAATGGAAATAAACTTGCAAGATTCTCGTTAAATGAACTTTGTGTAAATTTTGATTTATACTGTTCCATAGTAACTGGATCTAGATCTGCCATTATAGGTTGTTCTTGTTCATTAAATTCTGCCACCCATGCCTCATAATGATGACGCTTTCCCAATGCCTCAACTTGTGATTTTAATTCGTGTAAACGGCCTACGGCTCTTTCTGTGATTCCTAAAGCGTCATCATGCAATTGACTATGCTGTACCTGTCTTTGAAATTCCTGTAACTGTGCAATTTGTTCACTCATGCGCATAATAGCCTTGCCTGCAGGGTCATGTGGAACACCACCGTGATCAATATGTTGGCCCATGGCCATTGCACCTGCTATGTGAATGAATGGATACTTAAATCTCTCACCTTCTTTATTTTGAATGAAAATTGCCTTAATATTTTTTCGTTGGCTGCGGGAACCTGGATATGTTTCGTCAACTGCGTTGTGATGTCTAACAATAACTTCTGTAGCTCCTCTTACAGCTCGACTTGTTTTTTTAGAACTTTTATGGTTCCATCGTGATTCTGTCATATTCATATTATCTTCCTTTGGCCCTTGTGTAGCAGCAAGATGTTGAAAATCATTTTTGTCTAACTTTGTTTTTGCTATATCTCTTGTATCAAATCTTAATAACCTACGCATGGCGAAAAATCTCATTTCTTTTAAAAAATCGTACCATACTTGTTTAGCTATATCATCTTGCCCTTCTGTTATGCCTTGACTGTAATATATCTTTAAGCTGCCTAGGTCACCTAAACTTATGCTAACACGCCCTAAATTAACACCTTCCTTAACAAAGTCGAAGTCGAAAAACCGAGCTTCTGCTGGGTCGATAGTAATAGCACCTGCTTCGTCGCCCATTTCTAAATTTGTAAAACGTGAACGAACTTTGTCGAAAAGATCTTGGCTGATTATCTGTATAGCTTTCATAATTTAATATTTATCAATAACTATTAACATATATAGGCATGGGCATGACAAATTCATCATCACGTTCTTCACGTAATTTTTCATAAATTGCCGGATCCCAATCTTGTAACATCACCGTCATTCGAATAGCCAATAACATACTGCTGACAAGATCATCATTTGATCCTTGTTTACCTTGAAAACTAATGCCCTTAGCTACAAAAGATTTTAATTCCGATATTAAAGGTTTACTACTAATTTCTAATCTTTTTGTTTCTATAAGATGTTTTAATTTAGCACATACAGATATTTTACTACTATGAGTAGTATTGAATCCTCTTCTAAATCTTCTAACATGTCCTTTTTTAATAGGTTCACTTAAAAACATTCCAGGAATACTTTCTTCCCCCATTTCCTCAATCGCAACCAGTGCGGCTTCTCCTACCGCATTATTTTCTACACTGTAGTACAAACTAGCCGTTTGACCTTTGGCGGTACATTTTTCATTTATAAAATTACAAATATCTCTGAGTATTCTAACCTGTGATTGGATATTGGTTAAGTTATGACTCCATTCTGCCATTTGCCTAAATGTAGGTATTTCTAAGACCTGTATAGCAGCCGGATCACCGCCTGTTCCTAAACTTGGGTCTAAAGCAACTATATAGGTCATTTTAGGATTAATACGTTTATACCAACGACATTGACCCATGCGCATAAAAGGTTCCGTACCTTCTAATTCTGCCAGACAAATACTGTTGATAAGTGTTTCATCGAATACTAAAAATTCACACTCGTGTTCACGACGAAATCGTTCTTCACCGATACTTGCACGTTCAACGCTAGCCCATTTTTCATCTCTTTCAGGGTGTTCACTCCAGTGAGCCTTAAACGGGAAGAACCCGTTGCGTCCTAGTTCTGTAGAATTACCATGATCGTCAAATCTATAGTTAGCTTCTTTCCAAATCATTGCGAACTGGTCTTCATCGGAGTTAGGCGTAGATGTAAGTATGGCCTTACCGCCAGTTGCTAATGTAGGTCGGATTGAAGTCCAGAATTCTGTAGCTATGTTTGGTTCTACGAAGGCAAACTCGTCAGCATAGAGTAAAGAAATACTCATACCACGACCTGTTGTTTCTGTTGTAGTCTGTGCTACGATTCGTGATCCGTTATCAAACTCTATGCTCTGTTTATTATAACTTACAACACCACCCCTAATATGATCGGGACATAATTCATAAGCGGTTCGTATCTTATGCATGATTTCTTGAGCACCAGTATATTTGTGTGCTGCTACAAGAATTGTACTGTCCGGATTAAACATGGCGTACCATAATAGGTAACCTGCTGCGGTAGTAGTTTTTCCTGTTTGCCTTGGTAAAAGATTAATGTTGAATCTATGTTTATGATAACTATCAACTAATCTTATTTGGTATTCATAGGCATTATATAAAAGTTTCCCTTTCACAGGATGTTGTATGTAAAAAAAGTTATTTAAAAAGTAATGAGGTCCGTGGTCTTGATCTGCACATTGAATCAGGTCATTAATTTGTTGCTCTGTATACTTTTGAGTAACATGAGCTGTTTTGACAAGTTTTGTTTCTGCTATCGGCATGTTTTATTTACTGAAAAAAATAGCCTCCTAAGAGGCTATTGATGAAATAAAAATAGAATTATTGAAGTTCACTCTCAACAAATTTTCTATATTCATCTAAAAGATTTTTTTCTACTTCTTCCATAGTAGGAATTCCTTTAGGTAAATTCCCATCCATTCTATCGCCTTGCCCTGGCTGATTTTCTTGGTGTGCGAATTGATCTGGATCAAATTCGCTTTTATCATTTGGATCTTCAGGAGTATTATCGTATTCGTCTATAGGATTTTCTTCATCGTCTGTATCTGGAGAATGCAGTTTATCTATTACACTACGCATAGTAGATGTCGCATCCATTTCGGGCGGACCTACAGGCTCTAATGCAGCTCCTGGTGTAGATACTGGTTCGTCTTCGTGGTCATGTCCTGCTAGTGTCATAATATCTCTTAGCATGTCACTCAATTCCTGACCACTATCTGCAGAAATATTAATTGTTGCAGGTGAATGATGATCTGCCACTGATTGCATAGGCATCATCCCACATTCATCTAAATTTTCATCTACCTGTTGATTCTTTATAACATTTGGGTTGGTCGCATCTAATTCTGCCAACCGTTTCATTAAATCTATCATATGCATAATTATTTCCTTAGATCTGGAGCTTGTTTAAGGATACTCATAGTATTGGTATCTTCAATAGCCTTTGCTAATTTGAATTCTCCACCACCTTCGTTAGGTATTTGCTCGCCTCTTTCTTTGCGTTGCAATTTTAAAATATCATTTAATTCTTTTACAAAGCTAGCATTATAAGCATCGCCATAATAATCTTCAAACTTTGGATTGCCTGCTTCTTTATAATCAGGATCCATTAACAACGCACCTTCTCTTTTTGGTTCTTCGTGTTGATATTCTTCACTAGGTTCACCTGGTCTACGTACAACAAGATTTTGTTTGCCCATATTCAAACCTGTTGCAAGGTATTCAGTTAGTTCAAACTGCGTAGTTGGAAAATCTAAAGTTACTTCGTAAATATGAACTTCAGAATTGTAAACTCCGGGAAAATCCAAGGGTAATGCTTGAATAGGTGTTTTTGACTTCTTAAAAGAACGTAACTCGTTTTCATTTGTAAAACGTCCAAGCAATCGTTTCATTACAGATTCTTTTTCAGGCGTAATTTCGCCTGCAATCTTAATCTTGAAATCGTAGGTTTTTTTGGATTCGGTTAGGTATTCTTTGAATGATTTCATAATGTATTATTTATAAAAAACGAATATTATTTTTCCAACTTCTTTAATTTTTCTAAGATACTATTCCTGTCTGTTATAATGTATCCTTCTCCCTCTATTTGAGTTTCTGTAGTTTTATCATTCTTTTTATCTACAGCATATTTTTTAAGTTGAAGATCTACCATTTTTAATTTTTTATCTATTTTATTACTTTTGGCAGTTATGGCAGCATTCATCATTTGAGCTGCTACTTCAAACATTCTAGCCCCATATCTAGCTTCAACATTCATTCCTAAGTCCATTAGATCTTCGTATGCTTGTTCAGCTTTGGCTGCTAATGCATCTAGTTCTGCATCTGCCATGTCACCTAATCCTACAACTTTAGGCAAGGCTGCGGATATTTTATCAAATTCTTCTAATTTTTCCTGTAAATTAATAACAGGAACGGGAGTTAGGTCTTCTGCTTTAGGTACTATAATTTCCTCAGGAGGTGCAATATTAAGTATTTCTTCTAATCGTTTAGTCATAATTTTACTTATTTCGTTTTTTTAGGATTATGAAAAATATCGCCCTCGTTTATTACCCTAAATTTAATACCTCGAGTTTTGCACCAATCGTTAGCTGCGCTCCATTTAGCCATGTTTTTAACATACTGAGCTTGGTTATAGGGATTCTTTCCTACTTTTTCTTTGATTGTCTGTTTAGTAGGTTTAATTTCTATAAGTTCTGCATGTTTTTTACTATTGCGATCTAAGTAAACAATTAAAAAATCTGGAACATACACAGTATGTTTTCCTGTTAAAGGATCTTGATAGGGAATTCTTACTGGTTCACTGCTCCACTGTTCAACAGCAGGATTATTATCACAGAACATCATAAAAGTGTGTTCCCATGAGCTTCTATATGTAGGAGCTCTACCTCCCACATATTTTTCTAAATTTTTTACTCTATAAATTCCGGAACTGAATTTTAAACTCATGCTAAAATATTTCGAGCTATTTCAGGATTAGTAGAAAATGCCTGAGCATATCCTAGACTACTAGTTTTTGCTCTGTTATAATTTAAAATTTCACCCACCAGACCAGATAATTCTACGTTGTTGAGACCTTTAAGTGTATCTAAAATTTCCATAGGGTTGTAACTATCTTCCTTAGCCTGAGTTATAATTGCAATTGAAAGAGATTCTGCAGAATCGTCATCAAATCCACGTTTTGTGAAAAAACCTTTCATCGCACTTAAAATTGTAGCATCTACTTCTACAGGCGCAGAATAGTAACTGTTAAACGCTTTTAGCGTTGTGTTTGTTTCTTGAGAATTTATTGGTAAATTAGACATTTTAGCCCTTGGGAGGTAAAATTACAGCGGCAGGATTTATTCTTATTTTTCCGTCTACAGAAGTATTGAATCCTTTAAAAATATTAATTCCTGCACCTCCCGGTAATCCAAATACTCCAGGTTGTTGTTGCGTAGGTGCAGGTTCAGCATATTTTCCTGGGCCACTGCCTAGAGTTTGACCCATTACACCTTGTGCTATGTTGTAACCAACTGGACCTAGTTTACCTAAACCGTTTTTGTTTACTATATTTCTTAGCAGGATATTTGCTATTTGTCCAAATGGGCCTAATTGAGTAGGTGCTCCTACAAGACCATAAACTCTTTGTCTGCTTTTTTGGTCGAATAAAGGATCTTTATTTGCTCTATTACTTGGAATACCGAATACTCTGCTTTTAGCCTGATTATCGAATCCTGAATCTACATTTGAATCTGGAAATTTGTAAGGGCTACCTAGGGTATCGTAATAATCAAGTCCAAAACCTCCAGGTTCATTTTCACTGATTCTACCAAGTTTGTATAAAACATTTTCATAGTCAATAGTCATACTATTGCTCAATATTTTATTTCCTTGACTTTGATCTAAACTATCGTGTTTCCAGTCTGAAATAATAGGATTAATAATTGTAAATTTTGTAAAATCTCCCCTGAATAAACAATAAATTTCTATATTATGAAAAAAAGGAGTGTCATTTCCGTTATTATATAAACCATAAGCATGAGATTTATCACTATATTTTGTGTCTGAATAGGCAGCTGGTCGAAATTCTCCTGCGGCTGATCCTACATTCACATCTCCATAATTGCTATCTACATAATAATTTTTAAAATAATTAATCCAAAGCTGATTAATTATATCGCTATTATCGTCATGGAATTCTATGTTAATTGAATTATAAGTTATGTTTGTCTGAACTACTGTTTTACGATTGTACTGGTTAAGTTTTTCTGTTTTTATTTGATATTTTGGTAAGTCTATACGTTTTACAAGCAGACCTACCTTAAATTTTTCACTAAGGTATGATTTATCTAGTATAGCATTTTCATTAATATTAAAAACAACATAATATAAAAATCCTAATTTTGGCGCTAATGAAAAATTACCATCTACATAAAGTCTAGAGGCGTGTCTATAATCTCTTAAATTAACGTCACCACTGTTTAAATATTTGACAAATGGGTCACTCATAAGTATATTTATATAATAAAAAACCCGGGTATAACCCGGGTTGTAATTACATATTTTACATTTAGCCCGAAGCTAATCCCATAGCACCTGCAGGTCTTACAACGCGACCTACTTGTAGTCCTACACCTATAGCTGCACCACCTGGTTCTTGTAACTGAATTGCATTATCATATCTAATTGTTAAACTGATGTCTAATGCACTATTTTCACTATAACTACCTTCTGCATATGTAACCTGTTTAATAAAACATCCTAGAAATTCAAAACTCTCTAATGTTACAGGTTCAAATGCTCCGTTGCCCCCGTCTAATATTTCTACACGCATTCTAAATTTATAATCTATGCCGCTTGCTGCGCCTGATTGTTCAAAGAAATCAAATTGCTTTTGTAATTGTTCACCTACTTTTCTTGTAACTACGCCGCTAGCATCATCTCGTAATACAACTTTTGTATCTGCAAAACTGTGTTTGCCTGCTAATTTCACTGTGCTGTTATAAACAGGAAGATTAATATCTTCAAATGTTATATCAGGTCTAGATGCACTAACAATTTGTTTTGTTAATTCTGTAGCAGGATTACCGGCAACGCCAAAGTTATCAAATGTAACTCTAAACCTATATTTCAGTTTAGGCATCAGTAAGCCTTGAGATGTAGCCGCTTGGGTAGCACTCAACGGAACTGTAAATCTATTTAAACTTGCAACTGGCATTTAATTGCTCCTTATACTCTTTTATTTACCATTATTGTCCAGCAGCAATTTCACCGGTATTTTTAAGTCTTAACGGAATATAAATGTATTCAACTGCTTTAACTGGTTCTATAGCAATATCAACATAAAGTTCATTTCTGTCAATTCTAGCTGCTGTATTATTTGTTTCATCACAGACAACAATAAAGTCGTATAGAGCACGTTGTCCAACTAACTCTAATAATATACTTTCTGCTGCTGCTTTAATTTCTCTGCGTGTTTGTGCATCGTTAGGCTCGAACAAATAAGGTCTTGCCATTACATCAAGTTGTTTACGCAGATAGCAAACAAGTCGAACAACATTAATTCTGTCTAATGCACTGGCATTTTTAGCTCTTGTTCGTTGGCCGTAAACAACTAGTCCAACACCAGATAATGTAGCTATCGGATTAATCTTTAAATCATCTAACACATCTCTTAATCCAGTATGTAAAACAGCTGAAGTAAATTCTCCTTCGCTTGTGATATAACCAACTGATGTTGCATTGTCTACTCCGCCTCTGCGTGTTCCAGCTGGTGCAAACCAAGGAAAGCTAACATTATCGCTCTTGATTATAGTTCTTAACAACATATGACTAGGTGGAACTACAACACTGTTGCCTGCGTTATCATTAGTATATCCGCTTGGATAATAAACTCCCAGATATTCGTCAAATGTCACAATACCTTCGTCGTTGTTATCTAAAGCACCCATGGTATTGTTTCCATATTCAGATAATGCTGTTCCTGTTGGTTGTAGCCTAAATGGTGTATCACCTATTACAAACGCAGTTAAACCTCTATCAACATTTAAACTCACCATGTTGGACATTAATTCAGGATATCCTGGAGATGCCATTAGCGTAAAGTTTAAAGTATCAGTGTCTCTAATTATAGTATTTGTATCTACTGTGGATTTTAGTTTTTCAACAATATATTTTCTCTGCGAATGTCTTCCAAAAATACCAGAACCGTCATCTGCAACATTATTTTGACTTACCCAACGATCGCTTTCATAACTATACATCTGCTGATCGTTAAATCTCTTATTTAGACCCATGTTAGCTGTAATATCTAAATGACCTACAATATATTTTTTGACATTAAAGCCAGATCTACGTGTATTCCAAAGCTTCATACCTTTTGGATAAAGTGCAGGATCAGGTGCATCTGGATCCAGGTAGCTGTTTGTTAATAGATCTTTAATTGTAGATGCCATTAAAGTTGTACCAGCGGTAGCCCATCTAGCATCTGCAAATAACCAACCATCTGGTGTAGACTGATCAGTTACATCTTGTAATACCCATTTGCTGCCAACTGTTATAGAGCTATTATAAATGTAAACATCTTTACCATATCTTTCTAAATCAGCAGTACTAACCCATATATCACCGGTAACTAAATTTCCGCCGTCTGATCTATCACCGTCTACTGGTTCTGTGGCACTTACAATTGGACCTTCTGGATCTGTACCGTTACTGTAATATGGTGATGTAGCTGTTTTGTATCCTACCCAGGTTGTTCCATTATGAATCATGATATCAACCTCATCTACCACGGAGTTATACCATAGTGTACCATCTGTAGGAGCTATACTAGGTGCCTCACTGCTTGCTTCAAAACTTAATGGTTTCCAAGCTGTACCAATAAAGCCCCAAGGAGAATCTCCTGAAGCTGCTGCATATAAATTATTTGTTGTAGTTGTAGCAAATAACACTCCAGCTGTTAACGGTGAGTTTGTACCATCTGCAAATTGAATATTACCACCTAATTCATGTGTGAATGATAATTTTTTATTTGTAGCATCCCATGAAGCAGATGTATGAGATAACCCTGCCGCTGAAACAGCAGAAGGAATATATGATCCTACAAGATTAGTACCATTAGTTGCTGTAAAGACAACTGTTTTTGTAGCGCCCCAACTTGTACTTGTAGAACTTTCCCTTATACTAAAATTATAGGTTTGTCCGTTAACGCCTGCTACATTAGCTGCGGGGCCTGTAACAACAGTTGAGCCAGAAGAATTTCTTCTCCAGATGTCGAAATTAGCCACAGCATTAGTTAAATGGTTATAATTAGATTCAACAAATAGTGTTCCTACAGAAATAGCCTTACCGCCTGTTTCATCTAAGCTATATGTTGCTTCTATAACACTTCTGTAAATTGGTGCTGAAACACTCACCCAACCGCTAGTTGAATCGTATCTTTTTATTTTCCAATCTGCACCGTTATTTGGTGTTGTGGTTGTGATCCACACGCTGCCTGTTGCTGTACTTGCGTTGAATGGAGGGTATGTGTAATGTGGACTAATCTGAACGTGTTTTGTTCCATTAAAAACATTTTGAACTACGATCCAAGAATTATTTTCATCTTTGTAAAATAATTTCGTATCTTTTGTGTTACTTACAACCATACAAAAATCCCCCATCATACCTATGCTGGAAGATGGGTTATTACCTGAAAACGATGTGCTATCACTTGAGTCATCAAGAACAATTGGTGTAACATTGCTAAATTTCTGTGTTGAAGAATTCCATGTTTTAACACCAAATGAAGAACTTGCAGTATCTACCCAATGTGTTCCTGCTATCGGGTCTCCTGTTGGTTCGCTGCTTGTAGCTACAAGTTCTGCTAAATTAACATCCGCTCTAACAATGTATGCTCTAGAACTAACACCTAGCACGCTATAAGCTGCCTGTAGACCATATTCGTTTAATTCGTTGCCATGTAAAGAATTACCGCTGGCATCTGTGTAAAATAAAGGTGTTCCAAAAGTATCAGTTAAATCCCTTTGGCTGGTCATTAACCAGACTTTACCAGCATTTGCCTGCGTGGTACCTTGAGCAGTGCTACCGCTGGGGTTAGTTTTATCTTGTCCTGTAGCTACAAATACCATAGGTACTGTGCCTGGGGCTCCTGGTGTGTAAAAACTTTCATCAATAACTGTTACTGACACGCCTGGTGATTCTAATTGCGCCATTATTCTCTCTCCTAAATGGATTGTTAGAAGTATTTATAAGAATACCCAAAAAAATTTAGGTTAAATACAAGGAAAAGGGCGGCGAAAAGGGCTATGAAAAGAAATTTATGTAAGGTTTGTTTAGAAAGACCTGTGGCAATAAACTACCATAAATTAGGTAAAGTTTTTTACAGAAGTACCTGCGACCATTGCGGAAAGAAAAGAAACAATGGAATTCCGTTGTGGGAAAGACATGGTTACAAAAAGAAAACCATATGTGATAAATGCGGGTTTCAATCTAAGTATTCAGAACAATTTTCTGTGTTCTATATTGATGGAAATCCATCCAATGTAAAATATACTAATTTAAAAACAGTGTGTGCAAACTGTTTTAAGCTACTTTATAAACTTAAGCCGCCATGGAAGCAAGGTGATTTGGTTCCGGATTTTTAACGATAGTTTCTATATTATTGAATAAGTCGTCTATAGACGAATTGTTCTCGATAACATAGTCAATCTTACAGCCAATCCAACTAGTTTCGCTAGCATGTATTTTAAGGTTCGACATTTTATTTTTACTTATGGCCCAGCTCATATTTGTAGGACCTGCATTAACATTGGCAGCATCTTCATACCATTCTGGGTCTTGTCCTCGTTTAATCCTTACCACCACTCCCCCTGCGTTGTGAATGGCATTAATTTCATTTGGAAATCGCACATCGGAAATGACAATATTATCTTTTGTCTTTCTTATTTTATTTTCCAAACTGGCGATCCATATATCATCATGGAATCCATGTCTACATACCTCAGTGCCCCAATATTGTAGTATATATCTAGGTGTTATATCTTTACCTAATCTATTGCTCCACCATTCATCTTTTTGTTCACGCCATGCTCTTGCTTCTGAAGTTCTACCTTCTAGTAAAGTTCTATCCCATCCGAACACTGCTGCTACTGCATCTTTTAGTGTATTAGCGAACGAATCTCTACGAAATCCATGAAAGTTCACAAGATAATCAGCGGCCGTATCTTTGCCGCTTGAGATGAAGCCTACAAAGCCTATAATCATAGATCCTCCTTGATGAGTCTATAATTTATGCTATTTTTATTGCGTTGTCAAGAAATTTTTAACCAATTATAAATGTAAGCGGCGTCGACCCATCTTTATATAAAATTAAATCTTGCTCTAGTCGCTCAAGTTCAGCTTTTCCTTCTCCTTTAAGAGCGGCCCCATTTAATTGAGTTCCGCCCTGTGGGCTGGCGATTTGTGCAAACTTTTCTCTACCTTCGCCTAGTATAATTTTACACACTGCAAGAGCATAATCTTTTAGCCATTGGTTAGCATACGGATCTTGAAGTAAATTGAAGTCTGGACGATAATTGTATACCCATAATAGCACTTCTTCTTCGCTGCGAGGACGTTGCATAAGAACTAACTTTTTTGTAGTTTTATTGTAAGTGAAGTTAATTTCACTTCCAAACATTTTACCAACTTGTTTTTGATAGCTAGCAAAAGCATAATATGTTGCTAAACCGCCCATGTTTGTAGCTGTTAATAGATATGTATTACTGTAGGCTAGATTAAAAGGTTCAAATAATGTTCCTCCTTGTCCTCCTCCTGATCTACTTCCGATACTACGACGAAAAATTTGCCTAATGTTCATAACTTCTGCTGGCAATGTATAATCGTTTTTGTCTACTTCTATGGTTAAAAAAGCATAGCTTTCTTCCACAGCATTAGAGCTTCGAGTTCTAAAATAATTAATAGCTCGATCTATAGCAGTATTATAATGCACAGGATCTAATTCAATATCTACAATACCATCTCCTAGCATGGCCTTGCAGTAATCAATTACTTTCTGTCTTTCGTTTTCGTTCTCATTCATAAGGGTATTTAGCAAATAAATATATGACTATGCCACGCTTATCTCTTTATCGCCCGGAAAAGGGCAACGATTTCAAATTTCTTGATCGAGTTATAAATGAACAATTTCAAGTAGGGGGCACTGATGTATTTTTACACAAATACCTAGGCCCTGTTAATCCTTCTGAGCAAGACGCCAGTCCGACTCAACCAATAAATTCAAACAGTATAAGTGAGCTAGGTATACAAGATTTATTATTCATGGAGAATCGAGATAGGCATTATGATCCCGATGTGTACGTTGTTCGTGGGATCTACACCATGCAGGACGTAGATTTTAACCTAAGTCAATTTGGTTTATTTTTAAATAACGATAATATAATAATAACATTTCATTTACGTTCAAGTTTTGACTCTATAGGTAGAAAAATTATGGCCGGTGATGTTATAGAATTACCTCATCTTAAAGATGAATATGCTTTAGACGATGCCATGATTGCTTTGAAACGTTTTTATGTTATAAGCGAAGTTACTAGACCAGCCAATGGGTATAGCCAAACATGGTACCCTCATTTAATTCGTGCAAAATGCCAACCCTTGGTAGATACTCAAGAGTTTAAAGAAATATTAGACCAAGATAGCGGTGCAGAAGATGGAAGTACATTGAGAGATTTATTATCTACCTACCAGAAAAATATTGAAATTAATAACCAAATATTCAATCAGGCTGAGATAGATGCAGATAAAAGTGGATATAAAACCAATCATTTTTATGTTGTTCCTTTAGAAAATAAAGAACAAGTGGATTTATTAGATGCTAGTATAGATGATCTATTAATCAGTGATAATATTCCTCCAGATGCTAGTTATGTGTTACAATCTCCTAAAAACAATTATTATGTGGGATACCTAACCGGTGACGGGCTACCGCCTAATGGTGCTCCGTATGGATTTGGAATATCCTGGCCAGTAGCACCTAATGAAGGAGACTTCTTTTTAAGAACAGATTACGTACCAAACAGATTGTTTCGATACGATGGTACTCATTGGATAAAGTACGAGGATGATGTAAGAATGACACAAAGCACACTAGGTAATACGCAGACGAATGATCCTAACCTAATAAGACGTAAACTGAAAGCAGGATTCGTTAATAATACAGCTACAAATATAATTGCAGGAGAAGAAGTAATAGAACGTCAATCTCTTAGCAAAGCACTGAAACCAAGGGCGGATATTTAAATGGATTGGTTTTATGACGGTCAAGTAAGAAGATATCTTACACAATTTATGAACATCTTAAGTAATTTCGCCTATAAAGATGGCAAGGGGAATCTTGTTCAAGTTCCTGTGAGATATGGAGATATGTCTAGACAGGTGGCTCAGATAATAAAGAAAAATTCGGAAAACACCATACCAAGTGCTCCTTTTATAGCCTGTTACATAAAAGACTTACAATTTGATAGAGCACGTTTACAAGATCCTACTTTTGTAAGTAAAATACATATAAGAGAAAGAGCGTTTGATGAGGAAAATCAAGAATATTTAAGTACACAAGGAAGTAATTATACTGTAGAGCGTATAATGCCTAGCCCTTATACTATAACATTTGCAGCAGATATTTGGACTACTAATACAGATATGAAGCTTCAAATATGGGAACAGTTGGTTGTTTTTTTTAATCCTAGTTTTGAAATTCAAACTACTGATAATTATATTGACTGGACAAGTTTATCTACAATTACCTTAGAAAGACAGACATTTACTTCAAGAACTGTACCTCAAGGAATCAACGAAGACATAGATATATTGAATATTGAGTTTACCGCTCCAATATGGATTACCCCTCCTGCTAAGGTTAAAAAATTAGGAATAGTAACTAAAATTATAAGTAACGCCTATGCTGTCAACCAAGGTGTTATAACATCTAGCTATGATAAAGAAACTGCTGCTGAAATTTTTGGAAATACCATACCGGATACAGTAATAACTGTTACTCCTGGTAACTATGATTTATTAGTACTCAATAACACAGCAAGACTTACTCATTCAAATGGCCAAGGAGATAACATTAGTATTGATACCTCAGGAAATAATTATTCGTGGTATAAAATCTTAGATTTATATCCAGGCAAATTCCGAGCCGGGTTAAGTCAATTAAGATTAAGACAAGCCGATGATAATGAAGTTATAGCATTTTTAACTCTAGATGCTATAGACGATAGCATAATGAATTTATCATTTGATACAGATACAATTCCAAGTAATACCATAATATCAGGTAGAGGTACTGTTGATGCTGTGGTAAATCCAGAAACTTATAATCCGGGAACCTTGGCAGCAGGTACACGATTTTTAATTTTAGAAGATTTAAATATTAATTCTGCATACGGCAGTCCGGAATATGAAGGGCCTGTTGCATGGAAAAATAGTAACGGAAGCGATTTCCAGGCTCATGGTAACGATATTATAGAATGGAATGGCACTAGTTGGTTTAATGTTTTCAATTCTACTCAGCAAACTGAAGTTGTTTACATAACTAATTCATATACAGGAACACAATATAAGTGGTCCGAAGGGTCTTGGTCTAAGACATATGAAGGCATATATGATAAACAACTATGGCGGCTAATTCTATAATTTGTAGTGGTGGATTATTTTTATCTAAAGAAACTAAACGTTTTCTTTTTTTACAAAGGACAAGTAAAAAAACTCATGGAACGTGGGGCCTAGTAGGTGGTAAAAAAGAAAATTCAGACAGTACTTTAATTGATGCACTTAAACGTGAAATATTAGAAGAAATTGGTCAAACAATTATAGAAAAAATTGTGCCTTTAGAACTCTATACAAATAGTGATTTTAGTTTTCAATACAATACATATGTATTAATTACTCCAACGGAGTTTTTACCTAAACTTAATTCAGAACATAGCGGATTTAGCTGGTGTGATTATGAATGTTGGCCTAAACCCTTACATAAAGGCGTAAGAAATAGTTTGGGGAACAAAATTAATAAAATTAAATTAAATTTAATTCTTGATCTTTTGTAGATCCTTTACACTAAACCCGTAGGTACCAAGGTGATATAATTCTTGACTAATAACAGTGTCTACATAAATTTCATATCCAGCTTCTCTAATTTTAGTACAAAAATACATATCTTCACCTAAAAAATCATTTGATTCTGGACTATATGTAAACTCAAAAAAGGGCCTTTCTAATTCCTCTAAAATACTAGTCCGCATAAGCATACATCCCATGCCGATTCCTTCGATAGGAACAAGAGTATCTTCTACCTCGAATGGTAACGGATTCTGCCAATCTCCTATAGTTTCGTAGGCTACACCTTTATGAGGTACTTGTCGTCTTACATAATTTGCACACACAATAGGTTCGTCGTGATTTAATAATCTCATCGCGGTGGTTGAAGGGCATACTATATCACTATCTAACCATAAGATATAATCTGATTTAATACTTAGGGCTGCTTCAGCTAGATTTTGTCGTTGTGTCAATAATACCGTGCTTGCATCTAAAAAGACATGAGTATCTAAATCATTTAATGTGTTATACTTGACCATTTCAATTACAGCCAATGAATGTGCAGCAAAGAGAGTATCTCTACAAGGAATTAATATTGCTAATTTTTTTGCTTTTTTAGACCATTGGCTTGATGAAAAAACTGAATGCTTCTTCATGCGCCGGCAACATCTTTACTAAGATTTTCTCCCTTTACTACAAGACCTTGTATAGAATTCATTAAATCCTGTGTGCGTTTAGCACATAAAATAAACTCATTTGGACTAAGTTTACAAGCAGTATCCAATGTTTGATAATTTAGTCTGCCCATTGTTAAAGATTCTAAAGCACTTTTTCTTGCCAATGTTTCAATAAAAGCATCTCTTGAAGTTTCTTCGTCTTGATTAACTAATTCGTTTATATTTTCTTCATCTATTTCTTTAAATAGTTCAGTAAGATATTTAAGTTCAACTTTTTCGTTTAATGTTAAATTCTCTTTAGAATCTAACGTTTTAATTTGTAGTAAAAAACATGCTAAGGTATGTTTGTTTGTTAATCTGTCAGCGTAGATTATTTGATCTAATTCCCATTTAGTTGGTCCTGTATATAACCTATCTAATATTTCATAAACCTCTTTCATATAGCCTCATAAATTATGTTCCGTATGGTAATCTACCTACACCCGAATCATCTGGATCTCCTCCAAATGTCGCAGAAAACGATATTTGCGTTCCTGTCGAAATTGGACTAGGTGAACCGGCAGCATAGTTATATCCTCCTAATATTGCAGACAATTTTATATTCTGTGATCCACTTTTAGGAGTAACATTAGATGCATCAGCGTCGCCTGCTTCGTTAATAGGTCTACTTGAAACTGATCGGTATACTTTTCCGAAACTAATTTCACTTCCTGAGGTAGGGAACGCCATCTAAAGTTTACCTTTCTTATTTAATGTTATGAGTATTTAGTAGATGGATTATTTGATTAATTGTATTTTGTTGCTCCTTGATGGATTCAATTAACAGCGGAATAATTTTTTCATATTTCACTGCTTTAGTTCCGTCATCTCTGCTAGCAACAATTTCAGGAAGAACATCTTCTACTTCCTGTGCAATGACTCCTATATCTTTCTTTCTAACAAAATATCCGTCCTCGCCGCCTCTGTTCTTAATGTAATCATCTTTCCAATTAAAAAAGTAACCGTTTAATCTTGTTATCATACTTATTGGATTAGATATTATTTGTAGATTTTCTTTTAGGGTTCTATCACTTGTGTAATATGCAGTAATTTCATTTGTTGCACGAATTTCTCCTGCTGTTCCTGATGCTGCTGTTCCTACCCCTAGACTATCTATTTGTGTACCGGCATTAGTATTGTCTATTTGAACGGCAACTTTTGCAGTTCCTGCGTTATTAACTCTGAAAATTCTAAATAGATCATATGTACCGCCTGCTACGTCTATATTCCAAGAATTATTAGCTTGACCTGTAAAATTTGTAGCTGAATTATTACCAAATCCTAGAACTAACTGTCCTCCCTCTGTAGTTGCATTACCACCTCTAACACAAAGTATGCCAGGGGTAACACCGTCACCGATGCCGATTCCTGCACTGCTTTCAAAACTAATCGGAGTTCCATCTCCCACGGCTGTAACTTTACCGCCTCTTATTGCGCCGCCTGCCCAGATAGCTTGACCTATTCCCACGCCACCTGTGACTTGTAACGCTCCTGTAATAGTAGATGTTGCGTTGGTTGATCCAGTTACAAAAATGTTTGTAGATGTTAATACAGCTATTCCAGAAATCGTTCCGCCAGTTGCTGGACCTATTTGTAATGTTCCGCCTACATATAAATTTTGGCCAATACCTGCTCCACCTACAACTTGAAAAGCTCCAGTTTGTGTAGATGATGCATTTGTAGTGGACGCCAGTGTAAGAGTATTATTATAACTAGGTACTGCTGCACCGTTACTAACTAAAATATTACCAGCAGTACCTGGACCAAAGAATCCAGTAGCATTCGGACCAGTTTGGTAAGGTAACTGACCTGCTGTGCCTCCTGATAAATTTGTTGCAGTGCTAACGGTATTCGCTACGGTTCCAATTAATGCACTAGCTGTTATATTTCCTGCTGAAAAGTTACCATTATGATCTCTAAAAACAATAGTGTTTACAGTATTTGCGCTGGTGCTGTTTACACTGACATTAAATGTAGCACCTTCAGAAGAAGCACTGCCTGATACCCCAAACCCGGTTGTTGTGCCAGATGCAACATAATTGCCAGTTGTGTCTGTACCTAATGCAACAGAATCTGATGCTATAGTTGCGTTTAATGTAACATTACTACTACCATCTATATTAACCGATCCTGTAAGATCACCTCCTAATGTAATTGTTCTAGCTGCGGACCACTGGTTACTATAACCTACTACTATGCTTGAAGTATTTGTATAAACTGGGGCAGCTGTACCGGCGCTGACTAGTAATTGTCCTGCTGTTCCCGGTCCTACGAATCCGGTAGCACCAGCTCCAGTTTGATAGGGAATTTGTCCCGTAGTCCCGCCTGCTAAATTAGTTGCTGTGTTTATACTTGCTGCTATGCTACCTGAAATAGTACCAGTTACATTTAGGTTACCGCCAACATATAAATTTTGCCCAATGCCTGCTCCACCAATTACCTGCAGAGCACCTGTTATTGTTGAAGATGCTGCGGTCGTGCCGCTAACAAATAACTGATTATCGATTGTTGCAGTACCATAAACCCTTGTTCCGCTGAGTAGTTTAGCCATAATATATATTTATTTTACCAAATTTTATAAACCGTACCTAGATTTTATTGAAATAAAGTTTTGATTAGCTTCATCTGCGGATAATGCTTTGTTGTACATACGTACAAGGTATATTGTTCCAGGCCAGCAATCTCCTATTTGACTATTTAAAGTGGCTCCATTTTGATGTCTGGCTCCAAAAACCGTCCCTATGTTTGCTGGTGCGGAAGGAGAAGTATAAGAACCAGAACTTGGACTTATTAGTATTCCATTTCTATAAAGTTGAATAACACTACCTGTATGTACCCATATCCAATGATTAGGTGTATTAATATTATTTGTTGTAAATGTGTAGGCACTAGATATTGCAGATGCTGTAGCGGCACCTACAGTCATAGATCCTGCTGATTGATAGATAGCCCACCACCCATTTCCGTTATAGACATCGCTGCCCCATATTGAGCTCCAAAAAGAGTTTAATGTTATAGCGCACACCATTTCTACTGTCCATTGGGTAGTAGGCAAACTATATGGTGCACCAATAGCTCCTCCTACAGTTGTTCCCGAACTAGTCATGGCCCATCCTCCCCCATAGGCGGTTGTAAAAGTTATAGTTCCGCCACCTATTGTAATTAACGATCCAGAATTTGATTTTCCGCTTAAATCTGTTATTGTAGTGCCTGATCCTGAATAACTGGCAGGCTGAGCAGCATCATAAAACACCTGTAGAGAATTATCTAATACTGGAGCACCGGTGAATTCATCAAACTCGTTTCTTACAATTAATTCTCCTGTACTTAATCTACGTTGTTTAATTGTTGTATCATTCCTACTGAAAGGACTAAATGTATTCCAAGAAGTTTGTCCGGCAATACTTATACTGGTATTATAAGAACTATTATCCTTGCTAAAATTTACAACGTCTGTACTATTCAATAAAAACACTGTATTCTGAATATTGTCTAGAATCGTTTGAGGTGGTGAAAAATTAGCTGTATAAACTGCTGTGCCGTTCACAATTCTAAAGTTGGAAATATAACAGTTAGGAAATTCTCTACCACCAGTTCCGACCCTATCTGATGTGGCTAATGCTATTCTATCTGCATTGTTTCCCAATGTCCCTGCAAAATTAGCCGTTCCATTAGCAATACCATTCCTATATACTGTGATCACTCCGCTTAGCCTTACAACTGCTATGTGTGTCCAAACATTATTTTGAATATTATTTGTGTAATTTATTTGAGTAAAAGATGATGAACCGAATATTGCATTATTATGATGTATACGTATTCCTGCTCCGGCAGATGCCCAATCGCCATCAGCATGATTAGTAAAAAAGGTAGGGTTGTACGTGCTTACAGGTCCTGACAAAGGATATACCCAAAATTCAATTGTAAAATTATTTGTTCCGTAATTAAAATTTGATGACGAATTAGTTGCATATAAGTAGTCTCCGCTTCCGTCAAAATATATACTACCTGCTGTTAAACTTATTTCGTCAGATAATTTTGTTAGTATAGTATTAGTGGTTATACTAACGGCTCCTCTATTGAATGGACTTAACTGATCATATCTAGCATTGCCATTGGCTGTAAATGTAAAATTGTTTAAGCTTTCGTCTTTTAAGAATAAAGAGCTATTAGAAACATTTAACAAAATTGAAGTATTTGCTATGGCATCTAAAAATCCAGAAGGTGGTGAAAAATTTCCGGAATAAACTGCTGTACCTTTTACTATACGTAAACCGGTCATATAACCGGTTAATCCAAATTCTCCGCCGTTGTTAGAGTTTGTAGTTCCTATTTCTATACCTGATGTAGAGTTGTAATCAAATGAATCAGTTACTGTACCTGCGTTTTGCCCGTTTATATAATAAGTAAATCCATTAGCGCCTGTAGATGTTCTAACTAGTGCTATATGAGTCCATGCATTTAATGGCACTGTTCCGGTAGATGCAGTGGTATTGCCAACTCCTGCCTTACTAGTAATCAAATTTCCTGTATTATTAATATAACATTGGAATACTTGTCCTGTGAATTGAGCACCTCCGACAAAAAAAGCACCATTGGCATTTCTTGAAGTTTGGTATATCCAGCATTCAACTGTATATGCTGCCGTTCCGAATTGTGTAGCAGTTTGTGTACCAGGTATCCTAAAAAAATCTCCAATGCCGTCAAAGTATAAACTGCCTGCATTGGCGCTTACTTCATCTAAAATGCCGTTTATTAACAATGTTCCGGCATTAGTTAACCTATTTGCTATAAATGGCATTATCCAAATACCGTATCTAAACTATTTGCTACAGCATTATAGACCTGATATACTACACTGTTATTTGTTGTGCTCACCCATCCGACTCTGTTGCCTACATAAACACTGTCTCTTATTCCAGCTCCCCCATTAACAAGTAAGGCTCCTGTGGTTGTAGAAGTACTGGCTGCGGTATTAGTTATATTTACAGCATTGGTAGTTGTTGATCCTCTATTTGTTATACTTTGTAATGTTGATGTATTCCAAATTACAACAGCTCCAGTAGTTGTGCTTATAGCAGTATCTGTACCTGCTGTAATTGAAGCTACCCCTGATGCAGTGGTCAATACTTGTGAACCTGAACTAAAGAAACTACCAGCATATACACTACCACCTATACCAACTCCACCTAATATCTGTAATGCCCCAGAATTAGTTGACGTTGCTGCTGTGGTATTTGTCACTGTTGTAAGACCAGCAAGCATGGTAATGCCGCCTACATAAAGGTTAAGACCTATACCTGCTCCACCTACAACTTGTAAAGCACCTGTTACAGTTGATGTAGAGTTGTTTAATCCACTTACTACAATATTCGTTGAGGTAAGCCCAGTAAGTCCAGTTATAATACCGCCGGAAGCTCCACCAACATTTAACGTGCCACCTACATATAAATTTTGTCCTATACCTGCTCCACCTACAACCTGTAATGCACCTGTTTGAGTTGACGTTGCATTTGTGGTTGAGCCAAGTGTTAACGTATTATTATAAGTTGGGGCAGAAGTACCATTACTTACTAAAACATTTCCCGCAGTTCCCGGACCTGTAAATGCTGTCGCTCCTGGTCCGGTCTGATATAATAGTTGTCCTGCTGTCCCACCTGCTAGATTTGTGGCAGTATTAATACTTCCAGATAATGTTCCGCTAATAGTTCCTACTACATTTAGATTTCCGCCGATATATAGATTACCACCTAGTCCCGCACCTCCTGTTATTCTCAAAGCGCCAGTAGTTGTGCTGGTAGCATTTGATGAATTTGTAGTTTGAATAATATCATCAGTTTGTATAGTCTGCGTGGTTATTGTGGTTAATTCAATAATTAATCTGTTGGCTACAATGTCTCCGCCTACATGTAAATTGCCTTGAATACCGGCACCACCTACAACCTGTAATGCTCCTGTAGTAGTGCTAGTGGCATTTGTTGTATTTGTAATTGTGGTAATTCCGGTAATATTTGTGCCGCTGCCTACATATAGATTTTGTCCAATTCCAACCCCTCCATATACTTGTAGAGCACCTGTCTGAGTAGAAACAGCATTAGTTGTATTTGTTATTGTAAATATTCCAGCGAATGGACTAGTAACTCCGCCAGTTGCGGACGTTAAAACAGTTGAACCATTTGAAACTATTGTACCACCTACATATAGATTTTGTCCAATTCCAACTCCTCCATATACTTGTAATGCACCACTTTGTGTATTAGTTGCGTTAGAAGTATTGGTAATTGTTGTGATTCCAAAAACCTGTAAATTGTTACCTACAAATAAATTTTGTGCAATTCCTACACCGCCTGCTACTCTTAGTGAACCGGATGTCGTTGAGGAAGCATTTGTTGTATTTGGTAATGTTGTAATTCCAGATGCGGCGAATGTACCGCCAACCCATAAATTCTGTCCAATGCCTGCGCCACCTGAGACAACTAATGCTCCGGTGGTCGTACTAGTCGCATTGGTAGTATCTGTAAAATTAGAAATACTAGTAGCAGTAAATCTATCTGTTACCTGCAGGCCACCGCCTATATATGTATTTTGTCCTATACCTACACCGCCTGCAACAACCAATGCTCCGGTTAATGTAGAAACACTTAGAGTAGTATTCGTTATATTAATTGCATTGTTTGTAGACGATCCTCGATTTGTTACACTTTGTAATGTTGAAGTGTTCCATACCACTACTGATCCTAACGCTGCACTTACCGCAGTATCTGTTCCTGCTGTTAAAGATGTAACACCAGCTGTTACAAAGCTGTTCACAGTGGCCGAAGTTAATATTTGAGCACCGTTAATAAAACTAGTTGTGCCTACCCATAGAGCTCCTCCGATGCCTACCCCACCTACTACAGTCAATGCCCCTGTTGCGGTGTTTGAGCTTGCAGTAGAATTTACTAAGATTACACCGCCTGTTTTAAAAATTCCGTAGGTTGTTCCTGTAAATATAGCACCTGATTCCGTACCATCACTATACCATTCTAAATATCTAGAATCTTTCGCAAGTCCGAGAAACGCATCTTTGTCTGCGGTATCATAATAATGAAAAATGTGTCCTATATCTTTTCCATCATCTACTGTCCAAACATGATTATAAGGGTCTCCTGCGTTTGGAATATGTAAATTTACAATATTGTCTGTAAAAACAGTTTGTGTAGAATAAACATAGGTCGTTGTACCTGCAAATATTACATCATCTTGAAATACAGCAGGACCTTTTACATATATAGATTTTTCTACACCTAGTCCACCTGCAATATAAACTGCATTACCTGCTAATGTTGTAGTACTTGCTGCTGTGCTGAATACAGTAGCACTATTACCAACAAATAAACTACCGCCTATACCAGCACCACCGACTACCTGTAAAGCTCCCGAATTAGTAGATGAGGCAGGATTAAGACTAGTAAGTGTAAGAGTGTTGTTAAAAGTAGGAGCTACCGCCCCATTACTAACTAATATACTTCCTGCACTTCCTACATTAAAAAATGCAGTAACGCCCGGTCCTGTTTGATATGGTATTTGACCGGAAGAACCTCCTGCTAAATTTGAAGCAGTATTAATACTACCGACAAAAGAATTTGCACTGATCGAACCATTAGAAGTAATATTACCTACAACATTTAATAATCCTCCTACGTATAAATTTTGTCCTATACCAGCGCCACCTGATAATGTCATTGCTCCTGTATTTGTGCTGGTAGAATTTGTAGAATTTAAAAAATTAATAATTCCGCTGGCAGTAAATCCATCTGTGACTCTTAATCCGCCACCGACATAAAGATTTTGACCTATACCTGCACCGCCGGCTAAAACAAACGCACCTGTTACAGTATTGATTGAATTAGTCGTATCTAAAACAATCATTGTATTTGTAACTGTAAGTTTGCCTAGTATCTGCGAACTTCCTCCTACAATTAAATTACCACCTACCCCTATACCACCAAACGGAACTGTTATAGCACCAGATAATGTAGAAAATGCCTGTGCGTTGCCTAAAACATTTAAGGTGTTACCTATTGTGGTTAAATTACTAATTCTTACACCACCATTTACGTCTAACATGGCTGTTGGTGCAGTTGGTGAACCTATGGCCAATCCTACATTAGGGTTAAATGATAAAGTTGCACTGGTATAATAATTTTCAGCAGTAGGAGATGAATTATTACTATCAACGAATGTAGGATAAAATAACGTGTTTAATGGGTTTCCATAGGTTAGCAATGTAGTAGCTGTTGCTGCGGTAGCACTTATGGCGCCGACTATTTGTCCTCCCACATGAAGATTTCCGCCTATACCAACGCCTCCCGAGACAACTAATGCACCTGTCTGTGTAGAAATAGCAGATGTTGTATTTGAAGTTTGAATTACATCGTCTGTTTGAATTAATGTAGTTGTGACCGTGGTATATTGTACAACTAATTTATTTGAATATATATCTCCACCTACGTAAAGATCTTGTCCAATACCGACACCTCCAGCCACAATTAATGCACCTGTTAGAGTAGAAGTTGCTGCTGTGGTTGTAGTAATCGTTATACCATCTGTACTGGTAAATCTGCTAGAAAGTCTTAAGGTCTTTGCTGTGAGATCGTTACCTACATTTAAATTTTGACCTATACCTGCTCCGCCTGCTATGACCAATGCACCTGTGGTAGTTGATAATGAAGAACTTGTATTAATTGTTTGAATTACGTCATCTGTTATTACAAATGTTGTTGTAATTGTTGTTAATTGTATAGTAAGTTTGTTAGCATAGATGTCTCCACCTACATATAGATCTTGACCAATACCGACGCCTCCTGAAACCACTAACGCACCAGTTTGGGTAGAAGTTGAAGCAGTTGTGTTTAATATATTTGCAATACCAGATGTAGTAAATCTTCCTTGTATTCTTGCTCCACCACCAACATTTATATTTTTTCCTATTCCTACGCCGCCTGCAACTACCAGTGCCCCTGTAATAGTTGACACTGATTCGGTACTATCTGTTATGTTTACCTGTCCGCCTACATAAAGGTTTTGTTCAATACCTACTCCACCTCTTATCTGTAATGCTCCTGTTGAAGGACTAGTAGACAGTGTTAAATTAGTTAAAGTAAAAACTAAAGAATATGGATTGCCAACAGTTCCTGCACCTACCAGAACGCCATTACTATATAAGTTTCTTGCATAGACATCGCCCTGTACTCCTACACCACCTAATACCTGTAATGCGCCTGTAGTTGTACTTGTAGCACTGGTAATATTTGTTATTGTGGTAAGTCCTGAAACACTTAACTTACCACCTACAAATAAATTTTCTCCTATACCTATTCCACCTAATGATACAATTGCTCCAGTTGTAGATGAGATAGAGGATGTAGTGTTTGAAGTTCTTATAATATCATCTGTTTGAATAGAAACTGTGGTAATAGTTGTATATTGAACTATTAATCTATTAGAATATATATCTCCTGCTACCCATAAATCTTGTCCTATACCTACTCCACCGGAAATAACAAGTGCTCCGGATAATGTACTTGTAGCAGCAGTTGTATTTGTAATATTTGTTATACCTGATGCTGTAAATCTACCACCTACTTGTAGACTACCTATTATAGATTGGTTTTGGCCTACAAATAAATTTTGAGTAACAGTAAGATTTTGACCAACATTTAGATTTTGACCAACACCTATACCTCCTTGTGTAACTATTTCTCCGGTTGTGGTTGAAAAAGAATTTGTTGTTAATGTTGTTCTTATTCTGCTTACAAATAAGTCACCTCCTACATAAAGATTTTGTCCTATACCGGCACCGCCCGACACCTGTAGTGCGCCAGTTTGTGTAGAAGTTGCGCTTGTTACATTAGTTGTTTTTAGAATATCATCAGTTTCGATTAATGTTGTAGTAACTGTGGTTAATTGTATAGTAAGTTTATTAGCAAATATCTCTCCACCTACATATAAATTACCACCAATACCTGCACCGCCCGCGACTATTAATGCCCCTGTTAACGAAGATGAAGATTGTGTTGGACCTGCTATTCTTAAAGTTTGGCCTATTGCTGCACCTCCAGTGACAACTAATGCTCCAGTTGTAGATGATACAGCGGCGGTGTTATTTGATATAGATAGTCCTGTGTTAGGATTAAATGAAATTGTCGCACTGGTATAAACCAATTCAGAGGCAGAAATAGCATTGTTTGTGTCAACAAACGTAAGATAATATATGCTATTGTTAGAATTTCTAATTGTATTAACTTGACTAGCTGTACTAGCAAATGTAGCGGCTACACCGGATATTATTCCAGTTACATTAAGATTACCGCCTACATATAAATCTTTTCCTACACCTGCTCCGCCTGATACAATAAAAGCACCGCTTTGAGTAGAAACAGCCTCGGTCAAATTATTAATTGTTAAACCAACTCCTGGATTAAAGTTGATTGTAGAACTTGTATATAAAAGTTCTCCGGCCGGACTTGGATTATTACTATCTACAAAAGTAAGGTAATAAGATTGGGGGGAAGATGCTTGATTAGTTGTTATTGCACCTTGACCAGCTGCTATAGTTCCATAAATTATACCACCTACATATAAATCTTGCCCTATAGCAACTCCACCTGCTACTGTTAAAGCTCCGGAAAGTGTAGACGTTGCGCTGGTAAAATCTAGTATTGTTGTGGGACCATAAACTGTAGCAGTTGACCCCACAATTAGATTTAATTTTACAGCCGCACCACCTTCTACTTGTAGTGTTCCAGAATTACCTGTACTAGATGTTACAATGTTAGTACCAAGAGTTGTTAATCCACGATTAACAAAAAAGTCTCTTGAGATCTCAGTCAATGACATCTCAGTTCACCTTTAAGCCGTAATTCCAGTCCTGAAAACTTTAACAGTTTTAGAAGAGGTTGTAAATGCAGTAAAATATAAACTAACTGTTGTGCCTGTGTAAGCAGCAGTGAAATTTCCTAGGTAACTTCCGGATGTTACTACACCAAATTCAGTTGCCCAGACCGCTCCAGCATTATCTGCTATAAGAAGAATTTTTCTTAATTCAAAATCTGACGAAGCACCTATACCTTCGTCTATTTGAATTAGATATTCAGCACTTCTAAATTCTGTATTTTGAAAGGTATCTATTATTGTACTTGCTGTGGTAGAAACAAGTGTTTGACTAGATTCCATAACAGCCTGAGGAAGCCGTATTCTTTTCTTTACAGATAATCCGCCTTGGACTACTAATGCACCAGTTTGACTTGAAACTGATTGTGTCGTGTTCTGAATTTGAACAGATGTTGCAAATGTGCTTGTACCAACACCTAAAACATTAAGTTCAGTACCTACAATGGCATTATCATATACAAAAATACCACCAACTACCACCGCACCTCCTGTTACCGTGCTTGTACTAGTAAAAGTACCGGTAGATAAGATTTGAGCATGGCTACCTAATCCTAATGTAGTCTCAGCATTAATTGTTGCGTATCCATCACCATCATAATAAAATACACTACCAATGTTAACTTGATCATTTAACCCATTAACAATATTATCCCCGCCTATGCTAATTATACCAGATCCTGTAATCAAGTAACTTGTAGAACCAGATCCTATGATAATATTATTACTACCTGTTGTGAATGATATGCCTGCCTCATGTCCTATGAAAACATTTTGACTTCCGTCTTTTAATATAATTCCGGCACTATTTCCTAATGCCGTATTATTATCATTTTCTAATACTTTAGAAACAGTACCGCCTGATACATAAGAACCAAAGCCTGTACTGTTAGTATAAACACTTAATCCTGCATCTTGGTATAATACAAAACTATTATTGGTTAATGTTCCTAAATAATAATAATTTCCATTAAGTTGCGTAGTTCCTACAACATTATTAATTTGTATTCTTGTACCAGAAGGTATATTATATCCAGGACTAGTAATATTTGTAATAGTACCTAAAGAAATTCCTGTTATATTCGCCCTAAATTCAACCTGTAATACACCTATTTGTTGTAACGCACTATCACCTATAGCAATATTATTACTAAGATTAGTCCCTGAACTCAAGGCATATCTACCAATTGCTATGTTTTTATAAGAAGTTTGTAAACCTTTTAAGACGTCATATCCAATAGCAATACTTTCTTGGCCGTTTTCAAACGCATTAATTTGAGGGCTAGCAGTACCTCGTAAAACAATATTGTTGAGTCCTTGATATCCTTGACCTACAGTAATACCATTAACAGTGATATCTTTACCTATGGTCATTGTACCACCAACACCAACATCTCCATCTACTACTAATAAACCAGTGGTGGTACTTACTGATATGATACCCGATCCGCCGGTATTTAAAATCCTAATATTTCCGGCAGGTAAAGCGCTATACATAGCACTATTGGTAAATTCTATAAACCCTAAAGAGCTTTTATAACTTGTTTGTAACAAATCATTTGTTACAACAGTAAATCCTGTCAAAGTAGAAGCAGTAGGTGGTAATTGTGGTTGAGCTTCTGATAACTTAAGAAATTCACCACTTCCTCCCGATCTTAGCGTTCTTCCACTTAATAAATTTGGCATATCATTCTCTATTAATTATTGGCTGTTTCTAGTATACTTAGTGTAAGTTGTAATGTACCAGTTGTGCTGGCCCAGGCCTTAATACTGTCTAGTTGTTCTAAAATTAATTTTCCTGTTATCACTGATCCTGCATCGTTTTGTGGAATTGAAAAATCTTTTACTAAAAAAGTTTGAACACCTACAGGTTGTGCGCCTTGTCCTTGAGCATCTGCAAGAATAGGTCTATTCCTTGAATGAACTACAGTGACAGTCTGTGTACCGGTCGTAACATTCGCTATCTGTGCCATTAGTACAATACTGGTTACACCAATAGGAGCTACGTAGGCATTTACAGTTGCAGTGGTTGCTGTAAATGCAGTTAATATTTTTGTTTTTGTTTTAAACGAATTTAATGGTATTAATGCCATAATCTTTCCTTATAGGCCTCCGCCTTCAATAGCTAATATAAATGGTGTCATGTTAGCAAATAATGATCTTGTAAATGTTCTTCCGCTTAATACACCAGTAGCTTGACTAATTACAAGCTGCGGACCAATTCTAAAATCACCGTTTTGATCTGTACTTGTAAAGAATACTTTACCGCTATCTAACATGACAACTTCTTTACCCTGATTAGGATCTGCTACACCTCGTTGCGGTAGTGCTCCGTAATCAATACCAGCGCCTACATATTCAAATACATATCCTGATGCACTCATATAACTGCGCTGATAGAAATTAACAGTTGAGCCATCTGGGAACAAATCTGTTCTTGTTACATTTTCTCCTAAAGTAACAATGTAGTAAGTGTTTGCTCGGTTCCAATAACTTAATCCAGTCATTACACAGTTATATCTACCACCTGTTTCTATATCATAGATAAGTCTTTGTAGTATAAGTTTTACATCTCTCTGACACTTGTAGTCATCATAATTTACATCAGGTACAAATCCATATGTATTTTTGACCCAAGCACTAATTTCATCTGCTAAGAATTCTATGTTGTTTTGTATTAATTCTATGGCACTGCCTGCACCAGGAATAGTAGGTCCAGTTTTTGTACGTTGAGCAGGCTTAATTACATTTTCAGCAGCAGTTAGATTCGCAGCACTAACAATGCTTACAATATTACCAAATCTTTCTGCAATAAAGGCCGATGCTTCGCCTCCCCCTTGTACAAGATTATTAATAGTTTGTGTAGAAGTGTTTCCTGCTGAAATACTAATTGGAGTATTAACAATCACTTGTAGTGTTGCAGTTGCTAATCTATTGATTGCACCAATGTGTGCCGCAAGTTGTGTGGCACCCCCTGCTACGATTCCAGTTGACTGAGTGCTTAAAATGTTTACACCTAGTGGTATAGGAATACCTAGTCTATTATATTTAGGATTATCCCCAGCTTCGCTACTTAAAACAGTATAATATGAATTACCGCAAACAAATACGTCAAAGAATTCATCTACTGTCACATCACCACCTCCACTGGTTAATGCTTTGTTCAATGTAATTTTTTGATAATCAACTTTAGTTACAATACATCCTGTAGGTGCATAACTTAGCCCATTACTTCCTGTGGTGCTTCCATATTGATCTCTAATATAGATATTATTACCTACAGCGACCCCATCGGTATTAACTCCTGTAATATAGATACTACCAGTGGTTAGGGTAGAGGTATTCACTGTGGCATTTAAGAAACCTGGGAATCCTTGTTCGTTAACCTGTGGTACCAATGCACCTGTATAATCTCTAATTTGTTCTGGTGGAACAACTTCCATTACTAAAGAAATATGAGGCCTATCTTCTGGATCTGGTACAAATACTCTAATTTGCGAATTATTGGGCCAGTAACCAGTAGGATAATATTGATCTAGGAACTGACTATCAGGGAACGTTACTGCTAATGCTGGGTTAGGACTTTCTGGATAGGCTTTGTTTATAGGATTATAAACATGCCCGCTAAACTTACGTTTACCATATCCTCGTGCCTGTAAACAAATATTACCAAAGTTTGCGTTACTGTTAACAATAGAAGCGATACCGCCTCTTTCTACCTCAACTCCTGTTGAACAGAAAATAGTAAACACTGATACTAATTGTGCATATCCATCATTTACAATATGAACACCTCTACCACCCTGCGTAACCTGCGTAAATGCGTCATAAACAAATGATTGTATAGGACTTCTATCACTTATTACAGCACCATCTACTAAACTTCCTCCCATTGAACCAACTTGATCAATTTTACGTTGTGCCCAGGTAGACGTATTTCCAGAATATTGATAACTTAATAAATCACATTCCTTATCTCTATATGGGTAAATTGTAGTATCGCCTATGTACAAGGTAGAATTAATACCAAAACCAATAGTAGCAGTGCTAATACCTATTCTGTATGTACTACTTGTTAAAGTCGTTACACTGACAACTGTTGGAGCTATCTTTACATCAGACCCGTTTAAGCCTGTTAAACTGAATAATCCTCCACCTGCATATACCGGTGGAGCCACTGCTGGACCATTTTGAATAATATTTGTAATAATATTAAAGTTTCGTTTGACAGCTTCTTGTGGACCGTATTCTTCTCCGTATTGAAAAAATGTGTTTATTGTTTGAGTTAAATTAGTTTGAGTTTGAGCTGTTACAGGTTTATTGGCAATTATATCTACAACCTTATCTCTTACATAGTTTATAGCATAGGTTGTTGTTGTTTCTTGTCCTGCAACTGAATTATACCCAGCACTCCAATAAGATAATCCAGCTTCTAAACTCTTTGCATTTCCACCTAATAAAATATCTTGGCTAACTGCATCTATAATTAATCCTACATCTCTGTAACATTTTTCTTCATTATAATTAAATGAATTTAAATTATACGTCCAATCTACAAATGCAATAACTTCATCTGCAATAAAATCTCTATTGGCTTTTAAAATGTTGTAAGCATTTAATATACTAGTTACCGTTGTAGCTGTCAAAGCAATATTACTTGGAGGAGGTGTTGCAACGCCTGGACCATTTTGAATAATATTTGTTAATGTTGTAACAATTCTTTGTGCTTCTGTAACTTCACTCATAGTAGCGGCAGGCAAGGTTAAAATTTGTTTCGCTACATTTCCTGTTGTGACTGTTACAACTTGATTTAACAAAATTTCATCTAGAACATTTTTTAATCTCGTATAAGCTGCAATTGTTTGAGTTTCTTGACCATGGATGGTACTACTACCTGGATTAAATCCGTAATAATATAGTCCTGCTTGAATACTTTGTCTATTACCCGAATATAGTAAATCATAGCATACTGCATCGGTAATCAATCCTACATCTCTGTAACACTTAGCCTGATTGTAGGTAAAATCAGGATGCCTTGAATTAACATAGGCTACTACTTCTGTACCTAAATAATGTTTATTTTTTTGTAAAATATTGAAGGCATTTATTGTGCTAACAATCTGACTAGCCGTGCTATTAGGAACAATTCTATCTGTCCACCCAGTTCTTGTACCGTTTAATATAGTAAGAATAATATCATAATTATTAGAAACTATGCCTTCTTCATAAACTGTAGCTGCTGTAATTGTTGTTATTTGAGTTACTGTTCCTTGATAAGGAGTTCTAAAATCATCTGCTGGGGTTGTATTAAGAATTACCTTGGTGCTCAAAGTTTTTAAATATTCTATGGCATCTATTGTTGGCCTAATTTGAGCTTCAATATCACCGGTATAGTTATCTTGATTATAATATTGTAATCCGGCAAAGGTTGTTTGACTCATACCAGCTGTTGGCCAAACTAAATCTTGAGCGATTGCATCGACAATTAATTTAGTATCTCTACGGCATTTACGTTCACTGTAAGGAAATGACTGTACTAAATTGTTTACATAATTAATTGTGTCTTCTTGTAAATATGCTCTGTTGGCCTGCATTAAAATTTCTGCACTGACAAATGCTGCATCTGGTCCTGGACTATTATAAATGTCAGGTGCTGCATCTGGTCCGTTAGCAATAATATTTGTTGTAACATTAATTGCATTTTGCAAACTTGCGCTGGCTACAGAACCACCTATTAACGCTGTGTTAATTACTTGTGCAGCGGTAGCGGTCATACCTAATAGGTTTGTAGCTGTAGAATTTGTAATAATTAATTGACTTAAGTCATTTAAATAATCTATGGCACTAATGGTTTGTGTTTCTTGTCCTTGAATTAAACTAATGACTCCATCATAATATGCTAGTCCACTTTCTCTAGACTTTTCATTTCCGCCAAATGCTACATCATAGGCAAGATTTTCTACTAATATACCTACGTCTCTATAACATTTTTCTCTACTATAATTGAAAGTTCCTGCCGTAGAATTTATAAATGCTGTTACTTCTGCTTTTAAAAAGTTTTTGTTGGCCTGTAAAGAATTATAAGCATTTAATGCTTCTAAACTAGGATTTTTAGTTGTATTCATAGGAATACGAGTGGTATAATTAGGACCGTTTCTTAAAATTCCTGTGATAACATCTATTCTATTTTGTAATTGTTCTGCTTCGTACTCACCTGCCTTCAAAACAGCGGTAACTTGAGAAATTGTGTTTTGATACAACGTGCTAGGTAATACCTGTTGTCCTTTTACAATATAAGGAACCAATCTCTTAATATAATTGTACGCGGCGAATGTTTGTGGAATATCATTTGTTGTTGTAGCTGTGCTGACATAGTTATAGTAATAAATCCCAGATTTAATTGTCTGCTTTGTACCGCCGTGTAAAAAGTCAAAGGCCACACTATCTACTACATACCCAACATCTCTGGCACAGGTACTAGAGTTATAAACATGTGCTGGATGATTTGTCTGTATCCAACTGATAACTTGAGTTTTATATGTTTCTCTATTAGCTAAGATTCCGTTATAAGTTGTAACATATGAAGCAGTATTTGATGGAAGACCGTTATTACTGTTAACTATTTTATCTGTAATATTATTCAACGCACTAGGATTTGATAAAATATTTGTTAAAGTAGAAAACAAGGTATCTATTATGGTACCATATGCAACAAAGCCACTTACAGATACCGCTGTGTTTCTAATTAGTTGACCTAAATAAGAAAATGCCTGAGTAGTTGTAGTAAGTTCACCTGGAAAACTAATATTACCTTGACCATAATATTGTAATCCAGAAAATCTACTGTCACTTTCTGTGTTATAAAGTAGATCAAGGCCTATACTATCTACAATTAATCCTATGTCTCTTTTACACTTTGTTGCATTGTAAGTAAAAGTTCCTGTATTAAATGTCTTATCTACATAAGCTACTACTTGTTCTTGTATAAAGGGCTTATTCGCAAGCATTAATGTTCTTGCGTTAAAGAACCCTGGATTTTGTTGTCCTGCATTAATACTCATACCTGGCGAAATAGTACCGGTTGAAACTTTTACCACTATAGTTGTAGTATTTTTAACCCAGGTTCCTGTGCCTACCGCTCTAGGAATTTGAACAGTTTGATTAGGTACGAACATTGTACCATCTTTCAACCACGGACCTGATTGATTAGTACAATTTTGAATATATGGACTGTGAAAAAGATCTATACGATCTTCACCCGTTAAAGGAGGAAATGCTGTACAATAAGCACCTCTGTTAAATTCGCTAGCATAATCACCTTCTAACAACCCGCTTCGTCCATTTAAGAATGTGCAAAACGCAATATAACATCCACTTTCTACATGAAATAAATCTTGAGTTTTATTGATAGGTTCAATAAAAGTTGTACGAATATCACTTCCCATAATAGAAGTATATGGTTTCAATCTAATAGGATTATCTTCTAAATAAAAACCTGCGCTGACTTTGATTTGGGTGCCTGATTGATAATATGGACTACGTACAGCACCACCAATTGTTCTACATGCTCGACTTGGATCCTGTGCTCTACCGTCATTTGTATCATTCCCGTCTACTGTAACATACAGAACATTAGTTACAACTGGTGCTGTACCTACAGGATTTGCACCACGAACTCTGATATTTCCGTATATTTCAGTTAAAGGATTTTGAGGAATCGGTTCTTGTAGATTGCCTGGACGAATTTCAATTGTACTAGAACTACTTCCTATAATTCTAGTATAAATCTCATTTATATATCCTTCACTCCATGCTCTTGTAGAGGTAGAGGAATCGTAGAAACCAATTTTTCCAGTGTTATTTGAATGCGGTACTAGCTCGTCGGATTCTAATTCATCTTTTACATAAGCATTTAATCCTACACTAACGCCGCCGTTTACTCTAAGAGCTGCTGTTAGATTGTCAGCTATGGTCAAATCTGTAACGGTTGTTTTATTTTGAACAATTAAATTATTTTGTATAATAACACCACCGGCAACTTTAAGTGCAGCTCTACCGGGATTACTATTAAGGCCGTTGCCTTCTGTTTCATAATCTAAATCGTTTTGTTCTAAGTCAGCAGGATCAGTTTTTATTACATTAACACGTTCTACTCTTAATCTTCCATACTGTGGATTGTATTTTAAACCTTGCAAATTTTGAGCAGGACTAAAATATGCTTCTTGATCTATGAATAGGTACTGTTGACCTGTGCTTAAAGAAAATACAGGCGAGTATTCTATATCTGCGTTCGTGGCAGTTATAATTAAGTTGGTACTGGTTATAGCGAATGAAATCCTACCATAGATATTGCCGCCTACATTAAGGTCCTTCTCTATACCTACACCGCCAGCAAAGTAAGCAGCACCCGCTTTTCTTTGATCAATGGTTTGATTTAATGTGTATCCTTGTTCCATACCAAATCTATTGGCAGGATTATAAGTTATTCCGAAAGGGTTATCTACATTGGCTGAACCTAATGAGTCTAGGTCGTATGTGGTTACCGTGCTCCAGGCTAAACTGGCATTGCCTAAAGATGATGTATTATCATATTTAGGTAAAAAGTCTTCTATCACTCTGCCTATAAATTTTACTTCTGTGTTTGTACTACTACCTACGGTTACACCTAAGGTACTCAATAAATTTATTCTGTTAGTTACAGTAAATGAAGCATCACCTAATACATTTACTCCATATCCATTTGCATATTGATATGTGCCTACACCTCCTACTATAATATCTACATTATTACCAATAAAAGATTCAACTTTTCCTGTAATTTGATTAATTTCATTCTGAAAATTATTTTCTTGAACATTGATTACATTACGCTGTCCTGTTAAAATATTTGTATTTGTAATAGCAGTGATAATTAAATCATTAGCTTTTACAGTGGCAACTTTTTTAACATTTAAAAAATAATTTTCTGAAATGTCTGTTACAAATGTAGATGACGATGCAGTTGATGAAACTGGAGTAGCTCCAGTATAACCAGTTGGGGTGTTTGAATAAAAAGTCTTGGCCATTTATTGATCCTCGAATGTATTTATTTTTTTAATAAATCCTTAACTCAACCGTGTCAATAAACGGACTTGTTCTATGCGGATATTTAGGATGGCTTTTAAATCTAAGTATTACTCCAAACGCAGTACTCATAACATCATTAATTCCTAGTTGAGTTCCCCATAGATCGTTTTCGTCTCCATAGAGTTTTATATTATCGCAATTGTTATCTGCTTTATTATCGCCTATAAAATTGTCATTTATTGTAAATTGAATAGTATCATCTGTAATTCGACCTCCTCTATTAACCTTTAATCTTAATTGAATACCTGTAAGGTGTTCAGGAGTATCAGTAAAATTGAATCCGGTACATTTAAGATAATAAGTTTTATCTAGTAGACCAGGTTTAGGATCTCTAGCAATATGTAAAAGATCTTTTACTGTTCTAGTATTCCTACCGTCGTTGTGTTTTAAACTAAAGAAATTATCAGCTTCTTGCCATGGAACATGTATATTTTCAAAATCATTTTCAGAAAATTGCGTAATTTGAGTAGGAAATGCCCAAGATGAACTCATAATTTAATATTTATCTATAAAAATAGGGGAACAAGTCCCCTATCCGAATACTAATAAACACAGATATTATCTGTTATCAATTAATACTGTTTGACTTGCTGTGTTAGCAGCGGTTAAATTCCAACCTGCGCTACCGTTGGTCAGATATAAAAAGCTACCTGTTTGGGTAGATCTTTCAAGTATAACACGACGGCTGGTCATTTTCTTAACGAAGTAAGTGCTTCCATTAGCGTCAGTGGCTTTAATACGTAATTGTCCTGCGCTTAACGCTGTTGTCGTTGAAACTAATCTACATGTACCTGTTCCTTGGCTGGTTTGTACTCTGTAAGATTTACTTGCTACCTGTTCCAAAATATCTCCTGTTGCAGCACTTGTTCCGCCAGCAGCAGTAGGTACATAGGCTTGGCAAACAATAATTGCACTAACTGTGTTAATACTAATTGTAGCTGTTGCAGAACCTTGTGTGGTCATGTTAGTACCAGTAAAACTAACACTTGGGATATTTAAATAACCAGAACCATTGTTAGTCATTGTTACACTTGTAACGTTATTACCAGTTTTATTTGCCGTAGCTGTAGCTTGTGTACCACCTGGAATATCTGGTGCTCCAATAACAACAGAAACTGATAATGTAGACACAGGTGTTACACCAATAGTTACCGCTGTAACGCCTTCTCCTGCTACGTCAAGTCCCTTTCTAAGCCCAAAATATTTTGATTTAATCGGACGTCCCATTTGTTTTCTCCTTTTCCTTTGACCGTTCTAGGGTCATACGCGGTGGGAGCCGCATAATTTGTCTAGACTCATTATTTATTTGAAGTGGTAAAAAAGCCCGAATTGCTTCGGGCTAATTTATTTCTGTACGTAACTACAAAATTATTTGAAGCTTACGTTAGCAGATGTAATTGCAACTTTACCTAGGTAGTCAGCAGCATTACCTAGTGAGCTTGCTGTATTGCTTAGTTCAACATAACCATAACGTGTCATAAAGCCAACTACTGGTTCAAAAGTAGCTGGATCTAGTACAACACCAGAACTCATTAGAGGAATATATGGGCAATAGAAAGCAGCAGCATCAGCTTCGCTTGTACCCTTATAACCAATTAGGACCTGGTTGTTATCGTTTGTATCACTCATGTATGCATCTACATAAACACGCATTGCACCATTTAGTGTACCAACAAACTTGGTATTTGTTGGAGCTTCAAACGTGCCTTCTGTTGTGCGAGCAAAAGCAGAAGTTGTTGCGCTCTGTAGAATTGTTAGAGCCTGGTTAGAAACAACTGCCCAGTTAGCAGAACCACGACGTGTACGCTGAGCAATTAAGTTGCTTACACGATTGATTTGAATTGCTAGAGCAGCGTGCTCGTCACCAACGAATGTTGCTGTACCAGAAACTAATGATTGGTCATATGTTTCTTCAACACTTGCTAATGAACGTAGACTTGTTAGGATCTCTTGATCGATCTCAGCAGTAATTTCCTGTGCTAGAGCAGCCATGATTTCTGCTTCGATGTCAATGCCTTGTTGGGCTTGTGCATCTTGTGCAGCCTCAAATGTCCAGCGAGCGCTTAGTTTACGTGACTTAGCTTCTACTGGTGTCTTTAAGATTTGAATGCTCATACGCTTACCTGGTAAACCTTCTAAAGCACTTGTAATTGCTGCTGTACCGTTAGAAGCATTATTACCAGAATATGCTTGAGCAATCTTGAATGGGCTTAGAGCCTCTTCACCTGCTACAACTGTGTCACCTGAAGCAACTGCATCAGCATAACGAACACGTAGTGTATGAATTTGAGCTACTGGACCTGTCATTGGTTGAACACCGATGATTTCATTGGCAATAACTGTAGGCATAACACGACGGATTACTGGAAGAATTACACGATTTAATGTTGCAATGTTACCAGTGCTTGTTGCACCTGCTGTTGCGGCTTCTGCCAAGTAACGACGTGTATTCTCTAAGCATACGCCCATAGAAGCACGACGGTTACCTTGTAGGCCTTCAAGCAGAGCGTCTTTGGTCTCTGACCATCTTTCATTTAAAAGTTTTGACATTTCTTATTGTCTCCTTGAATTATTTTAGACCCGCAAGTTTGCGGATATCTAAGATATTGTCTAAGCCTACCTCGGGCTTGGTTTCACGATTGCCTGTTACAGCAGTACTTTCTATTAAAGTAGGTTTTTCTACTTTTTTCTTTTCGCCTTCCATTACTGCGGGTAGGTATTTGTCAAATGCAGTTCTTAACTTAGGAGTATGAATACTCTCAAGTAATTCTTGCATTACTACTCTCTTGTCACCACTAAGTGGTGATAAAAGTTCTGCCATTACTTGTTTACGTTCCATTAAATCTTTCGTAACACGAATTTCGCGTTGGGTAGATTCAACGATTGTTTCTTTTTCTGCAATAGCATTTTTGGCTTCTGCTAATTCTAAATCTTTCTTTTGAATGATCTTTAACAGTTTAGCTGTTTCAGATTTTTCATTGAGGAATGAACTAGCATATTCTTGAGCAAAAGCTTCATATAAACGACGACCAAAATCATTGTTTTTAGCATTGTTAATATCTTCTTTTAACTGGCTAATTTCTGTTGTTAATTTCTTAGCAACAGCCTGTTCTACAACCTTGGCACTACGCTTTATAAATGCACCTTTGATCTCTTCAAATTTTTCTTTAGCTTCACGAACAATTTTTACTTTTGTTTCAGCCAAATCTTTCTTGTCTGTAGCGAATTCTTGAATTTCTTTGGCTAAAGCATGTACAACAAATTGCTCTAGTTTACTAAAATTCTCACTTACTCTACGACGATCATTTTGAAACTCAACTAACTCTTTACCTAATTGACTGATTACAAAACCTTCTAGTTTTTTAGCATCTTCACTGATACGTTGTGTGTATTGTAATTTTGCTTCTGCTAGAGATTTTTTGTCTTCATACAATTCGGCCATTTCTGCGGCCAATCTATCGCTTAACATCTTGTCAATTGCTTCAACCATTAGACTTTTATCATGGTTATACTTCTGAGCAAATTCTTCACGAAGTTCAGCGGTTACTTGGTCGCGATTCTCTTGAATTTTAGCAGCCAATGCGGATTCAAGTTCAGACCCTACATCTTCTGAAATCACTCCACTCTCGACTAACTTTTTGAATGCGTCCAACATTAGTTTTTCTCCTCGGGCTTATTTTAGACCTTTGATGATCTGAAGAAGTGATTCCTTCAAATATTTCTGGGCCTTTGGATCTTCTTTTACTTCTTGTGCTACCTTATATGCTTTATTTCCTCCTCTGCTGTTCATCAAATGCTCATAAACAGGAGTTGGGTAAGCACCAGGTGCGCTTGGTTGTGCAACTATATCCACAGTAATAATCTCAAAATCGGATACTTTGCCACTCATATCGTCAACGTTGCCGCTGCCTCTAGAACTGACGCCAAGTTTTACACCGCTTTCAAGCATTGTGCGAATTAAGTTGCCCATTGGGGTTGGTAAGATTTTAAACTTACCATATCCGTTAGGACCTTCCATCCACATATTAGTAATCATATGTGAGACTCGATCCAAGTTTACTTTTAAATCATCAGGATGATCAACTTCACCTAATACACTATAACCATTTTGAATTTGATCATTTAGCGTTTTTACTGCACGTTCAATTTCATCTACAGGATAGACACGCTGGTTGGCATTACGAATGCCTCCCTGAATCGCTATACCTTTTAGATAAAGATTTTTTCCGTCCTTATCATCAGACTCAAGCACTGCTTGAGCCTGATCAAAGGATAGTGTTTCTTTTAGATAAGTTAATTTCATCCAAACACTCTAATTACTTAGTAAAACCTTTTAATAAAGATTTTTGATTACCTATACTTGTTTGTCCAGCTTTATCGCCAGATCCGGAACCTACTGGACCTGCTGATTTGCTATTTTGACTTACTTTACTCAGTGATTTCACACCAGATTGTTTCCCGTCAACATTAACTTCGCCCTTACTATACTTTTCTCCACTGCTTGGTGTTACGCCATTGTTTACTTTGTTAGGACTTGTTCCTGTATTATGTTGAGGTTCAACATAACTTTGGTGTAGGTTCTTACCATTTACACCTGCTGGTCCTGGTTTATTTGCACCACTAGCAACTACACTTTTTCCATCTGTAGCATTGGTATCTTTATCACCTGTTCCTGCCCCGGCATGTTGCCCTTGAGTTTTTTGACTGTTCTTTTCCCAATCATTACCTACTTTCTCACGATATTCGCGTGTCATACGACGTCCTTCAAAAGCTGGCACGCCCATCATGTCATCTTCTTTAGGCATATCATCGCCCATATCACCCATGTCATCGCCCATATCGGATGATCCTTCTGGTTCAGCACCTAGGGCAGCTAGGGCATCTTGAAGTTTTTCAATAGCGTCTCTTACACTAAATTCTACTTCTTCATCACTACTTTCAATATCGCTTTCTAGATCGTCTGTTTTTTCTAAACCACTTGGTTCTGACATGCTATCGTCTTCGTCATCTCCGTCCATCATATAAGAATCTTCTAAATCCATATCATCAGATTCTTCCATGTCTTCATAATCAGATTCTTCCATGCCCTCATCAGCAGATTCTTCCATGTCCTCATCAGCAGATTCATCTACATTATCATCAGCAGATTCATCATCTTCATCATCTTCTTGCTCTTCTTCGGCAATTAGATTCTCGTAAATTTCTCTTGACTTTTCTACAACGATTTCATGAAATAACTCATTAGCTTTTTCATGCTCTTCGTTTACAATATAGTCCAATAATTGTTCAAACTTGGTCATTGCGGGTTATCTCCTTAATTGGTTCGCGGCAAGGCATTGTGATATATTTACTAGGGTTTTTAAAAGGACAAGCGAAATAGGCCAAAAACGGTCTGTTTTATGACCTAATGTGTGTGAATCTTACCTATTTTTTACAAAAAAGATAAAGATTTTATGGCGGAGCTGCTTCTGCGGGAGGTGCAGCATACATCTTACGAACTAAAACTAAATCTTCTCTACGCTCTTTTACTCTAGATTCACCCGCTTTTCTTATTCCATTTATAGTTTTAAGTGTTAATCTACTATGTTTTCTTAGATCATCAGGATACATGACTCCGCTATCTCTATCAGATTCATAACGTAGATTATCCTGCATCTCTACATTTTTTCTATCAAAATATATAAACTCTCTTAAAAACATAGAAATATTTATGCTGGTGGTTGTGTTTCTGCAGGAGATAACCCCGGTGCTGCTCCTGAAGCAGCACCTTCTGGTGGAGTAGTAGGAGTTGTACCTCCCCCTATTGCACTCATATCTGCTGACATACCTGCCGCGGTTATACCAGCACCTCTAAGTTCTGCGTTGGCAGATAAGTCAATATCTTCGTCAATATTTTCTTCTTTCCATAGCTTTTCATTTTCTGCCATTTCCTCAGCTGTTAGACCAAGAAATCTTTTTAAGGCAAATCTCTTAGATAAGAATGGAACTTGTGATATATTAGAAAACACGTTCATTCTAACTCCATCCATTTCTGCCTGTCTGTAGCTGGCAAAGTTCTGTGGAGGATTAAATTTTATTTCAAAAATATTTGAATCTACATTAATACCTTTATTATAAAGATATGCTTTAAATTCATTGTCAAACTGTTCATTCATTAAGGATTGTAATCGTTCACAATATTTGTTAAATCTAAGTTCTTGTATATAGGCTGTGCCAACTCGTCCGTCATTAAAATTGCTTCCTCCGTCATCAGGGCCTGTTGGTAAGTAGCTGCTAGGTATGCGTAAAGCACGGAACAACTTATTGGTAAAATATTTGAGATCATCTATTTCTCCTAAATTTGTACCTCCTGGTAATACTTCTACTTTACTACCACGTCCTTCTGCTGTCTGTGGGAAAAAATAATCTTCATTAATACTTAATGGATTATATCCTGCATCTATAACTGATTGACTACCACCGGTGACACTTGGGATGCGTCTTTGATTTACTTCATTTTTTACACGTTCTACAAAAGTCATTGCCAAGTGGCTTGGCATATTTCCAACATCTATATAAAATACTCTACGTTCCGGAGCACGTTGTATCCTGTATATAATAATAGCATCTTCTAGTAATTCTTTTTGTTTATAAACTTTAAAAATACTTTCTAAAAGACTAGTGCCAAAAGGATAATTATTATCCAATCCTTCGCTCATAGATATATGAATCACATGCTCTGCATTAATTGCCCATTGATTTTCTGTTTTTTGAAATCTCGATGCAGTTAAATTTGTGGGATAAGAACCTGTCATACCTCTACTCATACCAACGCCTGCATTATTTCCTGCATATCCACTGGCATATTGGCTACCGCCTCCTGCAACATTACTTGGATTAATTTGTGTAGCAGCCAATGATTCTAAATTAGGATTAAAATCTCTTATATGATATTGCTCAGGTTTTTTACCTTCACTTTCATTGACGATTATACGATCTACTTTGGCAGGATCTACATACATCCATGTTTGAGTTTCTGGATCTCTAACAAAAAACACATCCCCATACTTAAATGTATTTCTTACAATTTTGTGTATTCTTGTATTAAACTTATTTAACTTACACCATTGCTGCATAAGTTGTCTAATAATTTTTATTTCAGTAGAGGTTGCTTGCTCTTTGAAGAATACACGAAAAGGAGTGCCGTTTTCTTCGTTTTGTTGTGTACAAAATTCTGCAAGAATGTCTAGAGCAGCATTTACTTCACTATCACTATCCATTGTATCGTATTGACCATAACGTTCTAGACGATTAGGATGACCTGAATATACATCAGGTAGATAACTGGAATAATTTCTATGGAAAGAGTTAGCTGTATTGCTTTGAGCCAAAGCACCGCTAATAGGACTTAAGGCGCCGGTTGTATTAATAGGGGTGAAATATTTACGCCAAGACATTTATAACTATCCAATTATGCAAACAAATCACCGCTAAGATTTTGTGTGGCCTCAGCGGCCTTCTTAGTATTTTCAGCTGTGTCTTTCATATAGCGGAGAATATCGTTCATAGTAGTATTTAACTCTTTAATACCCGGAAGAGCATTTTCATTTGTTAAAGGAATAATAGCCTCAGCTCCATTTTCACCGACTATAACTCCTCCAGAAGCCATTTTAGGCATACCTTCTTCCGGATTTTTGTCATTAAAAAAGTTTTTATATAATCCGTAAGCACCTCCAGCTACGGCTCCTACTCCTGCACCAAGTGCTGTGCCAAGTCCAGGTACTACACTACCTAACATTGCTCCTGTACCTGCCCAACTTGCCGCTGTACCTATGGTGTCAGCAGATTTACCTGCTGTTGTATCTCTACCAAAGGCGTCAGCAGCTAGGTCGCCACCTATACCTAGTAGCGTACCTACTCCGAGACCTTTAACGCCCTTGAGTATATTACCCATTTTGCTTCCGATATCTTTACCACCACCGCCACCGCCTTGCTTACCTGGAGATCCTTTTCCTCCTTTATCTGGTAACTCAGGAAGGCCGGGACCTCCAGGAGCTTGACCTACAACTACAACATACAATGGACTAGAAGCACTAGATCCTGGAACATTTAAACCAGGTAATCCTAGAGGCCCTTTACCGCCACCTGCGCCACCTCCGCCACCGCCAGCTCCTGGTATGGCCATTTTATAAATTCCGTAAGCAGCGCCTGCTGCTACCAAAGCAGCTAAAAGTTTGCTTGTATCTACAACCTTAATGCCTAGTTCATCGAACTTATTCTTCATAAAAGTTAATGCATCGCCTACAGTTTTAAACACGGGTAACAATACATCTTTGAGTCCTTGAGCCAATGCACTTAATACAGGAGTTAAGGCACTGACAATAGGATTTAACATTTCATGAAAACCTTTTGTTAATTCATCTAATGCTGCTTTTGCAGAAGCCATGTCTTTAGCTTGACTATCATTCATTCTCTTTTGTTGATCTTGTCTTACCGCTGCTAATCTTGCTTCTTCGTCACTCAAGGTATTAATATCTTGAGTTCTCGCTCTTGTTGCTTCACTTAACGCCTTAGAGGCAGTTTGCATCATAGTAGTATCACCAGACATAACCATGACTCTAAAAAGGTCTTGATTCTCTTGTCCTGCTTTTTGAAGCGATCTAGATATTTGTACTCCAGTTTTTTGTACATCTTCAACTGACTTACTTGAATTTTTTACATCACTGGCTAGTTTGCCAAGTGCTTCACTGCCGCCTGTTATAACTGCTTCAAATTGTTGAGCTCTATCTGTTAATGGTGGAATGCCCATTAATTTGCTAGCCAATGCTTCTTTAGCTCCTTCACCCCCTCTAGCAAATGCTTCCTGCATGGCTGCGTTGGCCTTGGCTCTTTCTGCTGGTTCCAAGCTAGCTAGATAATTTTGAATTGCTGCGTTGGCCGCACGTTCTTTCATTTCTTTTTCTTGTTCTTCTTTAGAAATTCCTGTAAGTTGTGCTAAGGCATCCATTTGTAAGAATAGATCTTTGCTACTTTTTGTAACTAGATCTAAATTTTGTTGTTCTTTTTTGCTAAGTCCACCTTGTGACGCAATCATAGCAGCGAATCCACTGTTTATTTCTTGAGTGGTTAACCCTAACGCTCTAAGTTGCCTGCCCGTTTCTCCTTGAGTCAGTGAATTACTGAACAATACAAAATTTTTAGCTCCTTCGTTTACATTCCCACCTAAAAGTAAAAATGCTTTGCTATTTTCTTTCATTAAAGAAGTAAAATCTTGTAACGTTAAACTCGTTGCAGCAGCAGCTACTCTTAAATCAGTTAAACTTCCTCCAAAACTTACACCTGCTGCTGTGACCTTTTGATAAGCAGCAAAATTCTCTTGTTGGTAAATTGCTAGTAACTCAAATCCTTTTGCTACTTTACCTATAGGTCCTGGCAAGTTTTTAAACATGCCGATCATATCACTTACTTCGGCTTTACCTTCGTTTAACTTGCTAACAAAATTTTGTATACCTTCCTTGTTCGCACTGATAGCATTACCCAAGGCTCCAAAACCTTGACCAACCATTTGACCAGCACGTTGCATGGTCGATAAACTACTGTTAACCTGCGCTACAGTCTGAGGATTTATTGTTTGCCCTGCTAGATTAGCTACACCTCCAGCCCCGCCCTTACCTTGTACTGCCTGTAACAACAGTCGTAGAGTAGCCTCAGTAGCAGCATTATTAAGTTCTACTGGTTGATTGCCTATTGATCCTGTTACTTCAGCCATTAGTTATTTTAGAATTATAGCGGTATATAAATACTTTGTTCACTTTTATCTTTTATTTATCGGAGTCTAACACCGTGATTTCTATGCCTAAATCTACTAATCCTTTAACAGGATACATGCGTCAACCTAAAATTTTTATACGCTTGCCTAGTAATGGAGAATATTGGCCACAAGGTTCGATAATTCCTACAGAAAATAACGAATATCCTGTTTATTCAATGACTGCAAAGGATGAATTATTGCTCAAAGTACCTGATGCTTTAATGAATGGGCAAGCAGTGGTCGATGTTATTCAACATTGTATGCCTAATATTAAAAATGCATGGCTAGTTCCTAGTGTAGATTTAGATACAATTTTAATTGCTATAAGAATAGCCACTTACGGAGAAAAAATGCTAACTCCTATTAATTTACCAGGTGATATCGAGCTTGAATATGAAGTAGATTTAAGAATTATATTAGACAATTTATATAATTCAATAAAGTGGGATCCTATTATACAAATTAGTTCTGATTTAACAATTTTTGTTAAACCATTAAATTATAAATTAATCAGCGAAAGCAGTTTAAAAAGTTTTGAAACTCAAAAAATTTTAATGTTAGCTAATGATGAAAAATTAGATCAAACTGAAAAGATGGATATGTTTAGAAAATCATTTGCAAAATTAACAGAAGTTACTATTGGAGTGATTAAAGATAGTGTTTTTAGAATCGACAGCACAGCAGGTAGTACAGATAATCCTTTACACATTAAAGAATTTATAGATAATATAGACAAAGATCTTTTTAATACTATCCAAAATCACTTAGAAATGTTAAAAGAAAATAATACTATTAAACCTATTACAATTGAAACTCCTGAAAATGTAAAAATGCAAGGGTATAATGAACCAACTATAACAGTTCCGTTAATGTTTGATCCTTCAACTTTTTTCGTCTAAGGCTTTTATATCTTGATTTAGAAGGTATACAAAATCTTGCTAATCAGTATGATCAAGATATAAAAGCCATAAAAAAGGAATTATTTAAAATTTGTTGGTATATGAGAGGTAGTGTAAGCGTTGAGCAGTCTTATCAGTTATCACAAGAAGACAGAGAAATAATGAGTAAGATAATTGAAGAAAATTTAGAAACAGCTCAGAAAACAGGGTTACCGTTTTTTTAAATCTTACGCCCTAGAAACTTACTGTTAAACTCTACTATAACTTTTTTCTTCTTACCTGGACTAGGTTTCTTAGCAGGTTGTTTAGGAGCAGGTTTTTTAGGTTGTTTACTTTCACTTACTGCCTCTCTTATGCCCATTTGCTGTGCCTTTTGAATTGCTAATTTGTCAGATGCTGTCTGCTGAAATCCTGGTTTAGCCATAGCAGCGTCCTTTGCTGCTTTTACAGCCGCATCTTGTTTGGCTTTTGCTGCGTTGGCCGCTTGTGTCGCGGCAATTTGTTGTTGGGCTGTTTGTTTGTCAGCCTGTGCTGCTTGTGCCTGTTGAGCACTTTGTTGTTTTAACTTGTTTGTATCAACACTGGTTCCTGTAGCTGTTGCTGGTGCTTGAGTAGCAGGAGCAGCTGTCTGTTGAGCAGCTGGTTGTTGAGCAGCTGGTTGTTGAGCAGCGGCAGGTTTTTGACTCTGACGTTTCTTAATTTCTGCATCTACTGCGGCTTTGACTCTAGGATCAAGATTAGGTTTAGCTGCGTCTGCTGCTAACTGAGCATCTGTTCTACCTGCGGTAGACTGAGCAATTTCTTGATCACTGACAGCATCAACATCATTTTTAGCTTGTTGTGCTGCTGGATCTTTTAATGCTGCTGATACTTCTTGTTTCTGTTGTGGTGTAAGTTTTGCTATTGTTGCTTTTAATTGTTCTACTTCATCCGGCTGTGCGGCTGCTTGAGGTGCTGCCTGTGTGGCAGGTGCGGCTGCTTGTCCTCCTGCCGAAGCTGCTGGTGCGCTGCCCCCTGCAGCAGGAGCTGTCTGTCCCACTGCTGTAGCCGCTCCACTACCACCAGAGGAACCGCCTCCACTAAAAGAAGCCTGCCCACCACCTATTGATGACGCTTGTCCTCCATTATCTGCTGTGTTTGTTGATGTATTAGCACTTGTTGTTCCCGAATCGTCTGCACCTTGACCTGTTACAAAACCTGCACGAGCATCTTTATATCCCTGTTTAGCTCCTGCCCAAAAATCTTTAACACCACCTACTACATTTCCGGCTACCTTGCCTATACCTGATCCTGCACCAAAGGCACTTATTTCATCTAGTTGTGGGTCAACAACAATAACTTCATTTATTCTCATGTTTGTTCCTATGCATTTAGTAGAGTTAAGATTTCCTTTTGCTGGTCAGGATTTAATTTTTGTATTCTTGCTATTATATCTTGTATATTTATAGGTTCATCTTGTGCGTCAACGCCTATGTCTTTAAAAGCAGCATCTATTACTTTGTCACCGACTTTTAAAGATTGCAAAACTTTACGAATTTCTTCACTGTCTGTGGGAGAGCCAGCCTGCTTCCATGCTTTTTCTAATTTGCCAGCATCTATCTTATTCCCAGTAATACCAAATAGTTCTGTAATTTGTCTACGTGATAATGATTCAGTGGTAGGTCTACCACTTGTAGCTGCACTAGCAGAGCCACCTGCTGCTGCACTAGCCACTTGAGCTAGAGTTGTTAGTGTGTCTTTAGCAGTTTGATAATGTTGAGCGGCCTTTTTTACAACTTCTGCAGAAGCTTCTAGACCTTGAACATATTCTGGTGTGCGCATCTTAGCTACGAGATTATAAAATCCCTGCATGTCACCAGCATCTACTAATTTGTTCAGTAGTCGAACATCTTCTGCTTTACCTGTAACAAAGGTCCATTGACCATTAAGATCAAATGTGCCTTTCATTAGATTGTTAGCACCCTTGGCCTGAAGATATTCTGCTCTAAAACTATCTGCTATAGATCCGGCAATTTTTGTAGCAGCCGCAGCGGTTAATCCTGCAATAGCTCCTGTAGTAGCACCTCTGCCTATGGCAGTGCTGGCCTGTTGTCCTTGTAGTAATCTATCGGCTATGTTTATAATACCTGTAGCGACTCCTGCACCAGTTCCTACTGCTAGAGCTCCTGCACCTACTCCACCTGCTAAGGCTACTCCTAGCGCAGCAGCAGCGGATCCTGCTATTGCCAATAAAAATTTATGAGTTTTAGGATTGTTTTTAGCAAATTCACCATACTTGGCTAACTTAGCTGCTAGTTGTGGATTCTTAGTTGCTATACTAGACTTGATTTGATCAAACTTTTGATCAAAGGCTTGAACAGGACCACTGTTCTGTAACATGCCACCGAACTTGTTAAACCATGCATTGCTGATTTTGTCAGTGGAGCCACTGACAGCGTCCTTGGCTTTACCTAGAAGAGATCTTCCTCCGCCCTTCTCTATAGATTTAAACAGCTGATTTATCTGATCAGGTCGCAGAGCAACTTCACATAAAACGGGATGTATTTCTTTCTGCCATTTACGGAAGTAGAGATCAGATCCTCCTATACTCTCAAAGATAGTTTGTTGACCTAGGGCTTGATATAATCTCATGTTTATTCCGGAATAATTAATATTTATAAACGAACTGCGTTCGTTTGCTTCTTCGTCTGCGAGACTCGAAGCAGTTAGTATCATCTAGATTAATTGGTCACACTTCGCCCAGACAGGGCGAAGTTAGCATCATCTGAGTAGCTCAGTCACATAGTGTTAGGGTGTTTAACAGAGGCGGTTGTCCGGTACCTCCATCCCAGTCTTCATACAACGGCGGCTCGCAGGTAATACACTATCATCACTTACGAACGTGCAGTATCGCTACTGCGTCTTTTCAGCCTTATTAATCTTTTCAAACAACCAAATCGCGGCATTTGCGATCGTCATCCGGGTAGGGTAGTGGTTGAGTGCTCAGTACGGCGAGAGACTATCATCCCTGCGACCCGAGGTCCAGGTTTAGAGCGCATGAAATTAGCCTGCGCAAGCCTTAACCGTTTAATTTGCCTTTGATATGTGAGCCATGG